TTACTTGTCTTTGTATATGAATCTATGAGTTAGCCCATTTTTGAATGTAATAGCAGTAATCTTTCCGTCGGCTGTGTAGATGGAGTCGAGAATAGTTTCCATATATGCTTTTAAAATGTCTGGATCCACAGTGCTGACCAGTTTTTTGAAATAGATATATTTTTTATTTTTTAATTCTTTTTGAATCAGTAAATGACTGGCTTGTTTAATAAATTCCTCATCTGAAAGGAAGGAGGCTTGATCTTGCGTCATAAGCCCCAATTGCCTGTTGATATTATCTAAATGAGATGAGATTTCACTTTTCCGAATGATAAAATCTTTTTCCGACATGGAAGTCTCAGAATATAAATAAAGGTTCTGTAAACGCTGGAGTGCTCGCTCCTGCTTTTCTTTTTCTTTTCTGAGTTTTGAAAGTTCCGGATCAACAGCTGCCTTTTTCTTTCGTGGGCTCTTGACTGAAAAAATATAAGATCTGTCAGAACCATATCTTGACAGGAGATTAAAAAAGCTATTAAGCCCATTTTCTTCAACAGAAGATACTTCGGAGAAAACAGATCCGGATAAAAGAGCAACGTTCAATTCATCTGGCGTATTTATTGTAGAAAATGTTTTCTTGGCGTTGAGCATATTCAGAATGTAATTGATAACGAATTCACCTATGACGATATCATTTACAGTAGGATTATTACATTTTTTAGTGTTGCGTCTTAAAGGACAACCGTAGTTTGAAGTACGATATCCATCAACATGAAGTCTGCCAGGGGTAGACACCATCTTACTGCCGCATTTATCACAATACATAATTCCTTGGAAGATATGTGTTTTTGTAGAAAGATGAACCCTTCCTGGAAGATTGTCCATATTTCGTTTGTTAGATTTCATAATACTTCTCATTGCTTGATGCTCTTCCAGTGTAAATATTGCCGGATGGTGATTTTGAATCATAACCCATTCTTCTTCCGGGTTGATTGTTCTGCTTTCTACTCCCTTATATCGATTATATCGGTAGATTCCTGCATAAAAAGGGCTTGAGGCGATGATCCATACTGAATGAGGGGACCAGCTTACCCCAGCCCGTGTTTTATATCCTTTTTCGTTCAAAGCTCTGCTGACATAAGCAAGTGACCGATTAAGCAGATAAAGATCTTTTAATTCACGGCAAATGGAGGCTTCGTCTTCACGTATGGAAAAGACTTTTTCTTTAGGATCATAACTATATCCAAAAGGAATGCGTCCACCGTTCCATTGGCCACTGTTAGCTCTTGATATCATAGTTGCTGTTACTCGCTCAGATGTCATGTTTCTTTCCAGCTCGGCAAAAACCAATATGATTTTCAACATGGCTTCTCCGATTGCAGTTGAGGTATCAAATTGTTCGTTCTTACTTACAAAGGTTACACGTAGCGAACGCAGCTCCTCATACATTTCCGCAAAGTCCAATAGATTTCTGGATACCCTGTCTATTTTCCAAACCAGAACATGAGTGAATTCGCCCTTTCGGATTCTCCCCATCATATTCTGAAATGCTGGTCTGTCTGTATTTTTTCCAGAATACCCTGCATCTTCAAAAATTTCATAATTATCGGTTCCGAGGATGAGCTGGCAGTATGCAATTAAATCCTTTTTCTGCATGGGGATAGAGTCTTTGTCTACCTGATGAATGGTAGAAACTCGAATATATATAGCGACTTTTGTTTCGCGTACAGACGGAGTGTTGCCGATTAGATTAGTTCTCTTTCGTGCCATATGGATGCTCCTTTGTTGAAATATATGTAATATCTGTTTGACAAAAAGTATATGAATAGATATAATGTACTTAACAAGAGAACCGTTGGTCAGTGCACACCTGACCGCCGGATAGAGTAGTAACTAAAAAATAGCGCCTTACTTTACCAGAGCAGGGGCGCTATTTTTTATGCATTAAATTGATAACAAGAGTTACAACTGCACAAAGCATAATTACAAAGGTAAAAAGATCTCCATATGTAACCATCAGCACCAGCCTCCTTTCACATAAGTGTCCGGCGGCTGACATAACACCCCAACGGTTCCCCAGTTAAATATACTATTCTGTTTTTTCTTCTTCCATCTTCTCCATCATTCCCAAAAAGATACGTTTTCCCTTCTTGGATAACTGACGGTACCGCAGGATGATATCCTGTTCGTCTTCTGAAGCAATGGCACAGCTGTATTCAGAATTCCCTACTAAATAATCTATGGAAGTATCAAGGGCTTTAGAGAGCCTGCCGGCAACATCTATCCCTGGGATAACTGTTCCTGTCATGATATCCTCAAAGGAATCTTCGGGAATTTCTGATTTAGTGATCAGATCGGACGGGTTCAGCTGCAACTGATCCATCCGGTCTTTTATTTTTGCAGAAAGAGCAGGAGCTTCTTTTTGCTCTGTTGTAGAATATTTTTCAGTGGTCCGGCCAAGAAGATAATCTGCCGGCACACCGAAATATTTTGCGCACCGATTAACCAGTTCGGTGGATGGCTTGGTATAGCCTCTCTCAATATTCGAGATTACCTGGGCAGAAACTCCTACGGCTTTTCCCAACTCAGACTGGTGTAGACCTGATTCAGTGCGGAGAGATTTGATTCGTTTTTGAATGTTCATTCTTCAAAACCTCTAGTATTTGCTCTTTAATTGGACTCCTATATCAGAAATTTTTCCTGCATCAATCAAAAATCCAAAGGTGGCTGTTTTATTATAAGATATTTTGTCTCCAATTTGCGGAAGAGGGATAATTTCTCCACAAAATTCAGCACCCTCGAATATAACACCAAGAGTTACCATGTTGGTATCTATAGATGAAAGAAGAGATTCTATATCATCGGAATCGGTAGCCTCTATTTGAGAATTGTACATTTGAATTATTTTATCTTCTTTTTCAGTATCGACGCCATCTTTATAACCTACTTGTACAGAAAAATCTTCTTTGTTATAAACAGAAAATATTTTTGAAACATCATCTCCTATTTTTAAACCTCGAAAAGATGTACTGCCAGGATAATCGGAAGAACTCATGTAATCGTCAGAATTAACATAATTAATTTTATTACCCTGACTATCGTACAAATAGAAGTCGTCTTCTGAAAACCAGCCTTTTTTATTGACATATTGAGAAAGTACATTCTGGGAAGCGCCCTCTATTATGTATTCTCCGGTCTTATAGTCAATTATTTCATAAGCGTTTTCCTTGGAATATTTTGGGCTTACCCAGTAATAAATCATATCTTCAACACTATTGTAAACATTGGTTACATATGAGCATTCCCAAGTGTTTTCTTTGGAAAAAAAGCAAGTTGCTTCAATAAGCACTCCGTCCGCAGACATAATCAAACCAATAGCGGCTTGATTTGGCTCATCACGAGATAACTCGTAAGAAGTGACCTCTTTTACACCCATATCCGTTAAAGCCTGAGAAATTACATCACATAATTGAATAGAATCCCCAGTCACATATTCGCTAGAAATACTGATTTGATAATCTGGAGCAGCGGATACAGGGATAGAAGACACAAATAATTGAGAAAGTGCAATTAAGGATATCAATATTTTCTTTTTCATATTTTTATTTTCCTTTCCTGCTTCGGTACCACTCGAAGCTTATTATTTTGCTTGTTTAAGTTTCTTATTTGAAGCCTCTTGATCAAGATGCTTCAAATATCCTTTTAGTTCACCTTTAAATTCTAATTGAGCATCTCTTGGAAGTTGATGAAATAAGGAAAGAATTTCCATATCGAATTCCGTATACTCTGGGGTCTGTTCTTTTCCAGTGAGAAGAAATTCACAAGAAGTATTTAGCATATTTGCTACTTTTAATAACTTGTCAGCAGCTGGCGGGCTATTATCCCATCTACGAATTGTTCCATTACCAAAACCAGCAGACTCCTCTAAAAGCTTTAAATTTAAGTTATTTTCTTTAGCGAGCTCTTTAATACGAGAAACTAGGGTCATGACACAAAAAATCCTCCAAAATAGCAAAAAATACGAAAATAACTATTGACATTTAGCATATCTGGTATTATTATTAAAACTGTAATAAACAAATGTTTAAAACGAAATAAAAAATGTAGCAGAAATAATTGCAAATAAAAATATTTCCTCGAGTATGGCCGCCACAGCTATTAAGAGGTTGCATCATTTTGATTCACAATATTTTTCTGCCATTACAATTTTATAGCAATTTTAAACAAATGTAAATAACAAATGTTTACTGTAACGACTGGAGGTGATTTTGTGAAACGAAAATTATCCCCTTGGTGCAAAGAAGTAAAGAAGACATTGATCGACAGGGATATGACAGTAACAGATTTGTGTGATCAGGTTGGTATGTGTCGAAATTATGTGAGCCGGACTATCAATGGCGCTTCATATGCACCAGCTTTAGCTGAGACAATCAGTAAAGCATTGGATATCAATACAGAGTACACAATTTAATAGGTTGTAACTACATCATAGCATTAAAGAAAGGATAGAAAAATGTCGAAGTATGCCACGAAAGCGGCTGGCAATATGTTTTGCCAGGCACGGTACGAAGCGGCAAAGTTCAATGAGCGGTTAGGTAGCCGCGAAGGAGCTGCTGAGGAACTTGGTGTTGACCGGACAAGGCTTGCACGGATAGAACTTGGGAGTGTTACTCCTTATCCAGAGGAAGTGCTTCTGATGGCGGATATCTATAGAGCTCCTGAATTAAAAGGTAATTATTGCCGGGAAATGTGCCCTCTGGGAAAAGGAATGCCAAAGATCGAGAATCAGGATATTGATAGGATTGCACTCAGGGCGTTGTGCTCATTCCGGAAGATCAACGAAGCCAAAGAACTCCTGCTGGATATTACGGCAGATGGAGTTATTACAGAGGATGAAAAGCCAGATTTAGAGAAAATCATAAACACCTTGAATGAGGTTAATGAGGTAACTCAAAATTTGAAAAACTGGATTGAAAAATCTTTGAAATGAGGGGAGGAGGTTTAATGCAGAAGAAATTATCTCCCTGGTGCAAGAAAGCCAAGATAGCAATGATTCAGAATGATATCTCTGTTAATGATCTGGCCGAAGAACTTGGCTGTTCCAGATGCTACCTTTCATCGACTTTAAATGGAAAGAACACCAGCATAGAAATCAGAAGAAGAATCAGCGATTATCTTAATATTTCGGATTCGGATAATTAAAAGGAAGTGTTTTGATGAACCTTAAAGAAAAATTAAAAGAAATATTAAAAAAGAACTATGGAATTACATCAGATGCAGAACTTCTGAAAGAACTGAATGATATGGAAAGTGTTGATCTTGGGATTTTTGTAACCCAGATTAATACAGAGAAGACAGCATAGATGAAGGAGGTGCGAAATTGCTTACAACAGAAGATATGAAGAAATATCATACAACAGCTGAGAGAATTTTAAATGCGCTGGATAACAGCCCGGTACCGATCAGCTGGCATGAAATGGACAGATGCGCATTACAGAGCGTTATCGCCAAAGAATTGATCTTAATTGATAAGGAGGCAAGATAATGGATGTACGCAAAGTGCAAGATATGCGAAAGAATGTGGAACATCAGTACATTACAGAAGATTCCAAAACACGGATATATCTGTCCGTGGTGCGAGAATTTAATGAGAAGGAGTATGAGGAATATTCCAAAAAAAAGAAAAGAGCGAAAATAAAAAAGAGAATTCGCTTCTTGAAAAGGTCGATGGTTTACATCGTTCCTACAGCAGTCAGTCTTATCTTCTTCGGATATCTGAGCGATATGCTTTGCGCAATAAGGGGAAGCGCAGAACTCGGATCCGAATGGATAGCAATCCCGCTCATGTGGGTGTGGGTATACGCATTGACCAGATTCGCTGTAGGAGATGCATATTAAAAGCCCCAGATGCTTAAAGGAGATATGAAGTGTAGACGGCACTCATAAATCCGCATCCGAGGCTTTTGGGTCAGAACTTTAAAAAACAGGTTGGGCCTCATTTTTTAAAGAACACCGTCATTTTATCACAGATTTAGGAGGTAATCAAGTACATGCAGGAAATTTCAGGAAGCTTATCAGAGGTTATAAGAGCATACAGTGATCATAATTTGCTTGTCCCTGCGGCAACAGATGTGCAACTGAATCCTTTCTATAAATATCATGTAGAGGAAGTTGCAGTTGATCTGAGCGAAAATAGTGGCGACATTTTTAAAGTTGGTTCTGTTAAAACTGGAAAAACAGATAGCAAAGGAAATGATATCTGGCAGGATACATATTCATTATCCAAACCACTTCTTAACAAATTGGCTATGGCAGCTGGTATTCAGTTTAATCCACATCAGACATACGGTAGACGAATTGATAGTATCACATATCGAGCTCAGGCACAGGGAGCAATGAGAAAAGCGGATGGGACTTACAGATCGGAAGTCGACCAGAAAGAAATCTGTCTTGAGGATGAAGAAGATAAGTATCGTACAGAATTTTCTGATAAGGCGGTTAAGGGGATTACAGACAAGAAAGCGGCAAATGCAGCGGCAGAAATATTTAAAGGAAGCTGGGTTGATACGAAAGATAAATGGGGAAAGAAAGTTAAAGCTTATGTTATCGACGAAGCAGATAGAGAACGATATGTTGAACGTTCGGTAAAAGTAAATATGGCTTTATTAAAGAAGACATGGGCCGAAAAAGCAATGACAGGAGCAAAACTCAGAGTCATCAGAGCATTGCTTGGGACAAAAGGCTCTTACACAAAGGATGAATTAAAAAAGAATTTCGCGATTCCAACAGTAATATTCTCTCCGGATTATTCAGATCCACAGGTCCGGCAGGCAATGCTGATGCAGGGTATGAATTCTGTAAACAATATGTTCGGAATGCCTCAGATTGAGGTTAAGAATGTAGATTTTGCCACAGATAGCAATATTATCGATGAAGGTGACTTGGACAATCCGGCGTTTACTTCGGAACTTCCGGATGAAGATATGGGCGAAATTCAACAGGAAGCATTTGCCCAGCCCGAACAGGAAGAGCCGAATGAACCGGATCCGCAACCAGAGGAAGACAGAACTGCAGATTTTCAGTGCTCCAGATGCGGTACGATCATAAATGAAAAGGTTTATGAGTATTCAATCAATAAATTTGGTGAACCATTGTGTATCAAATGCCAGAGAGGAGGCGGACGCAGATGAAAATATTACATACAGCTGACTGGCATATTGGCCAGTTCAAAGGTCCTGTAGTGGACGGGGTAAATCTCCGTTCACAGGATACAGTAAATTGTCTTAATTATATGATTAAGGTTGCAGAAGAAGAGAAACCAGACATTGTTTGCGTTTCTGGTGATGTTTTCCATCAGGAGCAGATAGGTCCGGTAAGATATTCGGACGAAATGATTGTTGCAACAGACACGATCACAAAATTGGCAGGTGTTGCGAAAGCAGTAATCGTAATGAGAGGAACGCCGAATCATGATGGAGGTGGACAATTCAGAGTTTTGAGCAAGATGTTTGCAAATACTGGAAATGTACATATAGTAACATCGCCAACTGTACTCCGTACGCCATATGCTGATATAGCCTGCATTCCGGGATTTGATAAGCAGGAGTTCAGATCAAGATTCCCTGGTCTGTCTGCAGATGAAGAAAACGAAGCATGGACAAGCTATATATCCAGTATGGTAATGGGGCTTCGAGCTGAATGCCATAATACATCTATCCTGATGGCGCATTATACCGTACCTGGTTGCAACATGGAATCCGGTCAGACTTCATTCTTTACAAATTTTGAACCGGTTATTCCGAGAGAAGCATTGGAAGCTGCTGGCTATGAAGCAGTGCTTCTGGGACACATACATAGACCACAGCAGATCAACGGATTGCATAACGTGTATTACTCTGGCGCTATTAATGCCATGAATTTTAATGATGAGCATCAGAACAGAGGATTTTATATTCATGAGTTCATGGGTGGGGAGATGACATCATCTCAGTTCTGTGGAACACCTTATCGCAGATTCAAAACCATAGATTGGGACACGAATCAGGTAAGTGATTATATCGGAAACAGGGATGCATATGCATTGGTTACGAATATCAGCAGGGATATTTCAGACATGATTGTAAGAGTGAAATATAGTTGCACCAGTGAACAGAAAAAACTGTTGAATATCCCGTTACTGCAAAAGGATTTGTATGATTGGGGAGCCTTTTATGTGTCGGATATTGAGGCAGAAAATGCTATTGATGTTACGAACAGAGGATTACTATCAGAGGAAAGCGACCCGACTTTAAATCTCAAGAAGTATCTGGAAGAAAAATGCTTCAAGAATCCGGATAAGATCGTAGAACTGGCAGAACCGATTATTGCGGAAGCGATGAAACAGAGTACAACTGCAGAGATACACGGAGTATTCCGACCGATTTCAATAGCTGTCCGCAATTACAGAAATTATAAAGAAGAAAGATTTGATTTTGCTGATATATCTTTCTGTACGATCAACGGTGTAAATGGAGCAGGAAAGAGCAGCTTATTCATGGATGCGATTGTTGACTGTCTGTTTGAAGAAACTCGAGAGGGAGACAACAAGGCGTGGATCCGCGGTACAGAAGATGCAAGAAGCGGTTCTATAGAATTTGTATTTGACATTGGAGATAAGAGATTCAGGGTCGTACGTACCAGAACTAAGTCAGGAAAACCGACGTTGAACCTATCTCAGTATGAAGAAAATGAATGGCGAAACATTTCAAAGGAGCGAATTGCTGATACTCAGGCAGAGATAGAGAAGCTTCTCGGTATGGACAGTATGACATTCCGAAGTTGCGCTTTAATCATGCAGGATCAGTACGGATTATTCTTGCAGGCTAAAAAGGACGAACGTATGGCAATACTTGCGAAACTGCTTGGTCTTGGAATCTATGGAGTTATGGAACTGGATTCAAAAAAGAAACTCTCCGAACAGAGAAAAGAGCTGGCCTCGAAAAAAGAAGCTGTCCGAATTAAAATGGATTTTATCAAATCCAAAGGAGATCCGGAATCTGAATTGCAGAAAGCAGAGGAAGATATTCATCAGCTTAATAAAGAGATTGAGGATTTAAGCGATACTCAAGGACAGTTACTGAATAAACATGCTCAGATTGCAAAAGCAGAGCAGGAGTGCCGCAAAGCTTCGGAAGAATTGGATGATTGTCATAAGAGACGCAGCTCCATTTCAGATGAAATCTCAAGTAAGACGCAGATTTTAGAAAACTGTAATGTCGCATTGGAATCAGCGAATGAGGTCAGAAAAAAAGCCGCCGAATATAAACAGTTGTCCGAACAGATTATAGAGCTGGAGAAAGACGTTCTTAATCATGACAACGCAAAAAGAAATCTTGCCGGGTATAATGCTGACATCCAGAATTGCCAGAATATCATAAACGATGCAAAGCGTCGAAATAACGACATTGCGAATCTTATTGAACAGCTTAAAGCAGAACTTCCGGATAATTTGGAAGAAAAACTGACGGAGCTGGCTCAGGTGAGGACACAATGCGAGAAATTACAGGAAAAAAGATATCTGACTTCTGTTGCGGAGCAGGAACTGCAACAGATAAGAGCAACGTATTCTCAGCGTATATCAGAAGCAGAGAACAGGCGGAAATATCGTTTGGACAGAATTTCCGAGATAAGACAGCAGGAGGAATTTATGAAGAATTCCGGTTGCCCTGATATAGATGGAGCAAGCTGCAGGTTTCTCGCAAAAGCAATCGATGATGTAAAGAGTTTACCAGAAGAAGCAGACCATCTGGAAAAATGCGAGGAAGAAATAGCAGCATTGAGGACCAAACGAGACGAAGAAATATCAAAAAAACAGGATGAAATTTGTATTATCGGATATGATGCTGAAAAATTAGATCTTTTGACAGTAAAAGCAAGTACGCTTGTGAAATATGAAAACTTGAAAAAGGATGCCGAGAAAAAGAAACTTGAAATCGCCCGTTTAGAGACAGAAAAGGACACCAACAGTAAAACGATAGGGCAGTGTGAAGAAAGCCTCTTAGAGCTCAATATAAAGGCCCAGAAAGCAACTGATATTGTTGATGCGTTATCTGATTCCGTTATTAAGCATGATGATGCTGTATGTAAAAGAAATTCAGTAGCACATTTCGCGGAGCAGGAAAAGGAACTTCCGGTGTATGAAGAGAGAAAGCAGCATATTGATAAGAGACTTACTGAATTATATCAGGAGCGGAGCAAGGAAGATGCCAACGAACTTGTTTTATATAACAATCTTCGTGAAGCGGAAATAGAACTGAAAGAACTAAGAAAAGATATTGAAGGCAGTGAGGCTCTTGAAGAAGTTGAGAGAAGATTAAAATCTGCAAAAGAAACTCTGGAAAAAGCGCAGATCCAAAAAGGCGTACTGACACAGAGAGTTGAAGATGTTGAGGCAATGCGTTCTGAAATAGCTCTTTTGAATAAAGGTATTGCTGTTGCAGCTGAGAAAGCTGATTGCTACGAGGCTTTGAAACAGGCATTTTCACAGGATGGCGTTCCGCATCAGATCATCCGAAATATTATTCCTCACATTACTGATACTGCAAACAATATCCTTGGATCTATGACAGGCGGAACTATGGGAGTGGAATTTGTGATGGAACGTACCGTAAAAGGTAAAGACGGTGACAGAGCTACCCTGGACGTACTGATCAATGAGTACGGAAAGACAACTCTCCCATATGCTTCGAAATCCGGAGGGGAAAAGGTAAAGGCTTCACTTGCTATTATCCTTGCATTGTCTGAGATTAAAGCAACGTCCGCAGGTATCCAGCTCGGAATGCTGTTTATAGACGAACCTCCATTTCTCGACGATGATGGAACCCAGGCCTATGTAGATGCTCTGGAAACAATCAGACAGAGGTATCCAGATGTGAAAATTATGGCAATAACCCATGATGATGCTATGAAAGCTCGATTCAATCAGTCTGTAACCGTAATTAAAACAGAAGACGGCTCTAAGGTCATTTACTAAGGAGGCGTATATGGGAAAAAGATACTATTGGCTTAAGCTGCCGGATGATTTCTTCCGGCAGAAGCCGATCAAAAAACTCCGCAGAATTGCCGGAGGCGATACATACACAATTATCTATCTCAAGATGTTGCTGGTATCTCTGAAAAATGAGGGAAAACTCTTCTTCGATGGAGTAGAAGAGAATTTTACAGAAGAGATTGCACTTGAACTTGATGAAGAAGAGGAAAACGTAAAAGTCACAGTCCAGTTTCTTATGGCTCAGGGACTCCTGCAACTGATAGACGAAAGCGAATATGAGCTTACAGAGTGTTCCAGAATGGTGGGATCTGAAAGCGCAAGTGCTGAAAGAATGAGACGTCTTAGAGATAAAAAAACGTCACAATGTGACATTGGTGTGACGCAACAGTTACACCTCAGTGACGTAGAGAAAGAGAAAGAGATAGAGATAGATAAAGATAAAGAGATAGAGAATAAATACATTTGCCCGGAGGTGAACTCCGGACAGCCGCAACCGAAAGTGGAGATAGAGCCAGTTGCGGAGAACAGGACGAAGGTGGAGATAGAGCCATCCTGTTCAAAGGCTGAGTTGAAGGTAGAGACAGAGCCGGCTCAGGCAGATGTATTTATCAAACTGCCGTTGATCAATGGGGATGATTACCTGGTGACAAAAGAATATGTCAAAGAGCTTAAAGAATTATATCCGGCAGTTGATGTTGAACAGGCATTGCGTAATATGCGTGGATGGCTTGATTCTAACCCCAGAAACAAAAAGACTCCGAGGGGAATCAAACGATTTATTACAAGTTGGATATCCAGAGAGCAGGATAAGGCACCTCGCGTGCCGGATAAGCCAAAGCCTGTTTTTCAAAACCGCTTTAATAATTTTCACCAGAGAGATTATGACTTTGCAGAGTATGAAAGGCAGTTGTTGAAACGTGAATGAAGAAAAGATTACAGGGACCGAAAAAGAGTTTTTGGATGTGTTCAGGCAGCTCTGCATCAGCAGGAGTTCGTGGCAGGTGTGGGCGGATCTTATGGCGGCAATGGCATGTACACTTGCAAATGCAGTAGATAAGTCATTGTCGAGACATACGGCAAGGGAAAAAGAGTATGCAGAGTGCATCAAACGCCTTGGAGGAGTGGAGAAGCCGGCCAAGTGCTTTGCGATTGTAGTTGAAGCACTGGAACGCAATCCAGATCAGGATTTCCTTGGGAGGTTATACATGAGCCTCGAACTGGGAAATCACTGGAAAGGCCAGTTTTTCACACCGTATGATGTCTGCAGATGCATGGCAGAGTTGACGATACATGACAATATGCAGAAACTGCAGAACAAAGAATGGGTATCTGTTAACGATCCTGCCTGCGGAGCCGGAGCAACACTTATAGCAGCGGCGAATACATTTCGCCGAAAAGGGTTTAATTACCAGACTCAAGTGCTGTTTGTTGCAAATGATATTGACCGGGTAACTGCACAAATGTGTTTTATACAGTTGTCGCTTCTTGGCTGTCCAGGATATGTAGCAGTTGCAAACACACTATCAAATCCAGTAGCAGGCAATACACTTATGCCAGAGGAAAGACCTGAACAGGAATTTTGGTATACACCGTTTTATTTCAGGCCAGAGTGGAATATGAGAAGACAACTTCAAATTCTTAGACACAGACAACGACGGCCCACATTATTTGGAAGAGCGCCGGAACAGATAACATTTCATTTTGATTTCGAGAAAGGAGAATACAAATGTCAGAACAGTTAAAACAGGAAGTGGACACTGCTGAAATCGACCGTTTAGAGACGGAAACGGACGTGGACAGTAAAACGATAGGACAGGACGAAACAGAACTGCTAGAGAGCAAATTAGAGGACGAGAGCGGCAATGAAGTGAAAGCAGAGGATACTGTGTATTTGGGGAAAGCTTCACTTGCTGAGATTCTTACAGGAATGGCGGATCCAACAGAAGAGGAAATTAGAGCTGTAGAAATTGAGAATGCAAAGCCGGTAAAGCAGAAGGCTAAAGAAAAACTGGAAGCTGAAAAGAAAAAAGCAACCCAGAAGAATTTTGCTGAGCCGATCATTGCTTATCTGTTGAAAAGATGCGAAGAGGATCAGGGACTTGCTGAGGACGTAATGCAGGAGGGCAAGACCTGGAACAAGTGCTTTAACTATATTGTCGAACAGGCCAGAAAGCAGTCGAATGGCAGATCCACTGCAGTTGAAGACCAGGTTGTATATGAATGGGCAGAGGATTATTACCACAAATATGAAAAACCGGAAACCGCCAAAAAGGAAAAAGACAAAAAGCCTGCGACAACAAAAAAGACAGAAGCACCAGCTAAAAAAGTTACAGAAATCAAGAAAGACATTCAGGAAACAAAGAATGATTCCAAGGTTTCTGAAAAGCCAGAGAAAAAAGATGCTGCTTCCAAGCAGCGGAAAACTGAAAAAACAAGTACAAAAAGCAGCGGCCTGAACGGTCAGATATCACTGTTCGATCTTCTGTAGGAGGATGTCACATGGAAAAGAGAAAATTAGCACAGATTCCAAGAGAAGAAGCCACAGACGAAATGGTCAGGTTTGCTGAAAGAGCTGCGGGCACGCATATTGTTACAACAAGAGACATAGAAAAAGATCTTTTGATGATGACATTCTATCCCATTGATAAACTGAAGAAAGGAGAAAAGAGCGCTCAGTTAAGAACATTTTTTTCCAAGAATGATTACATATCACAGGATCTGACTGCTGAAAGGGTGAAATGGCTGACTGCAGCTTTTGATCGGATGGAATGTATTCACCTGTATGAATATCACTGGGATAGAGATAAGGGGAACAGATATACCCCAAACATGTTCTTCTGGACGGATGCAGACATTGATCGTATGCGTGGCTTTTTCAAAGAATGGAGTACAGAAAAAGATGTTAAAGACTGGACAGCTGTGACACGTTTTCAGGACATGGTCAAACAGCGGCGACTGGATGAAAAACATGCCAAGGAGACAAATCCTATTGACACAGTCATGGGAACAGTCAAGGAAATTCCGGAAGACTTCAAGAAATGGGTATCGGAAAAAGCGATGTCATTCAGCAGATATCTGGTTTACTCAACAAGATCAAAGAATGAGGCTCTGGTGCATTGCACTCATTGTAATGGGGAGACACTGGTAGACAGAACGAAAATTCGGTTAAGAAATAACGAGAAGGGGATATGCCCCCTTTGTGGAAGCCAGGTCACTATCAAGGCCAGGGGACGGATGCCGGCACATATATGGGACAAAAGGATAGTTTCATTCATTGAACCAAGAGAAGAGGGGTTTCTGTGGCGATATTTCTCGGTCCATAGAGAGGTGAAACAGGATGGAAAAACGAATGACAGTCTGCTTGAAATCGTAAGGACGTTTTACAAATTTGCACCGAACGGAACGCCATGCACCAGCAGTTATGAATACAGAGAGTATAAACAGACTGGTATTGTGCGGTGGTGTACAGATGAAGGGTACAGAGAAAGGTCATACTGTGCCTTATATCCGGGAAACCTGCCGGAAGCATGGAAAGATACTCCAATGAAATATTCAGCACTGGAGATTTTGTCAGAGAATAGACCGAGCGAACAGATACATTATGCCAATGCTATTTACAGATATCAGGAGTTTCCACAGCTTGAATGGTTTATAAAAATGGGTCTGTATAAACTGGCCGCGCATCTGATCAATAAGATTCATGACGGGGCATTTGAATATAATAGCCGGAATGGAATCAGGGGACTCAGAAAAAACGGAAAAACAATATTTGAAATACTCGGGCTCACGAAGGAGAACACACGAATCCTGCAGTCTATTGATGGGAACATTGATGAATTGAGGCTATTGCAGGAAGCGCAAAGCTCCGGATACAACCTGAAAGCGGAAGAATTGGAACGGTTCTATAAACTCTTTGGATGCAATACAACGCTGATACGGAAAGAAAACAGACATTCAACGATTCATAAGATCTGCAGATATATCGAGCGCGAAGGTTCCGATTATCGAGTAGGAGAGCGTGGAGGGTGTTGGAGATATTCTTATATGCAGTACAAAGAAAGACCGGATATCAGGGAAGAACGTTTGCAGAATTGTGCCAAGGACTGGTTGGATTATCTGGCTTGGTGTAAAGAACTGAAATATGACCTCACCAATATGTTCTTCTATTTCCCGAAGAATTTCAAAAAAGTTCATGACAGGACAGCTGCGGAATATCAGGCAGTACAAGATAAAAAGGCCGCAGAAAAGAAACGTCGGGAAGAAGAACGGATAAAGCGAGAGGCTGAGGTCATGAAAAAACTTCTGGAGGAAATGCTCAAAGAGAATGCCGGCATAGATAACGCTTTCCTGATAAAAGGAAAAGGATTGATATTGAGAGTGCCAAGAGATGCACAGGAAATCAAGAATGAAGGAGCTGCCCTTCACCATTGTGTTGGAACTTACGTTGATCGAGTGGCCAAAGGGCAGACACACATCTTCTTTGTGCGCAGAGTGGAAGAACCTGATACACCATATTTCACAATGGAATATAACAAAGGTCGAGTGATCCAGTGCAGGGGCAGTCACAACTGCGAGATGCCGTCATCAGTAAAAACTTTTGTAGCTGCATTCGAGAAACTGATGAAAGAACGAGAAGAAAAGATAGAAAGGAAGTGCGGGTAATGGCTAAGCAGATCATAAGGAGCATTCGTAAAGGCTCGGTACAGTGGAATGAAGAAGACAGACTGCAGATGGTTTCAATGCTGGCGAAAGCAGGATATGCGGTTCAGATCGTAAGAAAAGAGATTCCAAGCAGTGAAACTAGAAAGACAACGCAGTATGAATATGTGATCGAATATGGAGAGAAGGTGGAGTAATGAAAGCTATGAAGCCTATTTTCAGAACAAAACAGTATATCAAATACGGATTCGTAAAGATGGAACATGAGTATTGCTGTTGTCCTAAGTGCCGGAACATATTAAATGCAGGTCCGAATTATCAGCCAGAATTTTGCGACAGATGCGGACAGGCACTTGATTTCTCAAATACAGAATGGGAAGAGGATAAACGGATTGGATTTTTAAAGCCGGAAGCAGTATAGAAAGGAGAAACAGGATGGCTAAGAAAAGCTATAAGAGAACGATGGATGAAAATAAAATCCATGAAAAAGCAGTGAAAATGAGAAAGAAGACTGACGAGCAGCTGGTACATTACGTTGAGGATAGAGAAGCTAAAGCCAGAAGTGAAGGATTTAACGAAGGCAAGGCAGTGGCAAAGAATACGGCAAAGGAATTTATTATACTGCTCCAACAGAACAGGATTCCAGGCATCGGAGCAGTAACGATCAATAAGCTGGTGAAAGTGGCAGGTGAGCATGGATACTTATAATCGTTCAATCATAGGGCTTAAAAGCAGATCAAACGGCGAATATTTTGAAAAAATGATTATGGCAGCTTCACGGTTCTATGAGGACCGGGGGATAGCTGTTATAGATAAAACCCCTGAAGCTTTTAAAGTGATTAAGCCGTATAACAGAGACAGAGGCCAGTTCATATGTTGTTTTACACAACAGGCTCAACCGGATTTTAAAGGCGCCCTGATGGACTCTACAATGGTTCTGTTTGATGCGAAACATACAGATAAAGGCCAGATCAGTCGGAATGTTGTGACAGAAGAGCAGGAGGAATGCTTTGAACGTTACATGAAGATGGGGGCCATGTGCTTCTTGGTAATATCCCTCGAATTCGAGGAGTTTTACAGGGTTCCATGGATCGTATTCAGAGACATGAAAAAAATCTACGGACATAAGTATATGAATCGTGAGGAACTGGCACCTTATAGAGTTAAATATAACAACGGAGTTGTGAAATATCTGGACGGGATAACACTCCGGGAAAAGAACGAAGATGAAAGAACCAGAGCACAGGTGGCTGCTACCGGGAATAGATGGGCGATGGAGAATTTTTACGCCACACATAGCTGAAAGGTGATGCATTATGGCGAATTTATATAATTTGTGCAGAAAGGACGGGACAGTGATGGAATACTCCATCACTGCATCCGACATAGCAAAGCGAATTGGATGCGATCGACAGGATATCTATTCTTCGGCAAGCTATGGGCTCCTGATCAAGAAAGAGTATTATGTAGAAATTACAGACCGTCCGTTGAGCTGGAAGAAAGATATTGATCTGCTGACAGAATATGATAATGTTCGGAAAAAGTTTCTTAGGAGGTGCGGAAAGTGAAAATATATAAAGCAGTGCATGAGAGAGAAAACAAGTGCAAGGAACTTCACAAGGAGATGAATCTGAATGTGGGGCCGACTCGTTTGGTTCAACCGGATTTCTATTTACTGGTTGATGTTGATGATATCCAGAGACAGATGAATGCTTTGGAAAATGAGGTTCACCGTATAAAAAGAGCAGAAGTGAGAAGGAGATGGCGTTATGGAAGAAAAAAATATTAAGATAACAATTAATGTTGAATGCTCGGAAAAATCTAGTGTAAAAAAAGAACAGATTGCTGGATATCTGCTGAGAGCTATTGCGGGAGTAACTGCAAACAATAAATGCCTTATTACAAATTATGTATGTGAAATAAATGAGAAAAATGATGATAAGTTACAGGAGAAATATATTACAGGAAAACCTAAACTTACAAAAGACGAAAAGAGTTTCCTTGACGGACTGGATCCTTCGTGGAGTTACATGCTGAGAAATGGAAAAGGGCAACTATATCTTGCCAGAAAAGATGAGTCTATGTACGGAAGTAACTTCAAATATTTGTATTTAGAGGGCATAACAAATGCAAAGTTTGATTTTGTTGAAGCAGAAGGCGAAAGCTGGTTGATTTCCGATTTAAAAGAATGCGAGGTGGAAGCATGAGCGATGTAATGGAAATTGTTCAGAACGAAGACGGCACATTTAGTGCATACGATGACACTTATGACATTGTAATACACTGTGAAACAGAAGCTGAACAGAAGAAGGCCATTGATCTGATGAATTCTAATAGATGGATTCCAGTTGATGAGAGATTACCAGAACCGGACAAATACATTGCCATATCACTTGATAACTGCGATATTCCGGCAATCGGAAGATATACGGTTGATAATGAAGGTGGAGGCACATTCAGAGTCGGAAACCAGGACGAAAGTTTTCTTGAAATTGGCTTATTTGTCAATGCCTGGATGCCGCTTCCAGAGCGCTATGTGGAGGACAAGATAATGGATGTAACAATTAAGTTCGTGAAAGGCGGTGGAGTTGAATGAAATATCCAGAAGAAATGTATATTGATAGTCAGATATTCGCAGGGGATATGGATGGCTCGGAATCAAATCTGACAGAAAAAATCGTAAAAATAAGGGTTTCTCATTTATGCTGCGTATGTGAAAAACAGGTACCTAAAGGCGAAAGAATGTTGAATCAAAAAGCAATAGTAGAAGGACAAGGTTGGCGCAGTTGCTATATCTGCCTACCATGTGTTGAAAATTGGTTAGAAGAATCAGGACAAGTAGAGGATGGTGGAGTTAATGAGAGAGATTCTTTTCAAGGGAAAGAAAAAAGATAACGATGAATGGATAGAGGGATACCTGTTGGATGGTGGAATGCCGGGAGAAAAGCGAATATTCATAGGGAAATTGGTAATAGGCAAATGGACCGTTACGGCGGATGAATTTGACGAAGTTGATCCGGATACAATATGCGAGTACACAGGATTAACAGATAAGAACGGCAAGAAAATCTGGGAGAATGATATTTTGATGTGTCATAGAAATTCAGAAGACCTTGTAAAAACGGTATTTGGAGAATTTGGTGTAAGAAATATTGAAACCGGGTCCATAGTAGATAAAGTTGTCGGATGGCATTATGAGATTATTCCGACAGATACAATCAGCAGATGTGAACCATTCTGCTATTCAATGCCACTGACCAAAGATTATATCGACAGGTGCGAAATGGAAGTTGTTGGAAACATTTTCGACAATCCAGAATTATTGCAGGAGGAATCAGATGAGTAAATCAGTGTTAGTGATAGATACACCAGAGAATTGCTATGATTGCCCGTTCGGAACTGCATACTGCGGCGAACTTGAATATGTGGGCTATTGTGAATTAGCTGACTGTTTAGATTATGATGTAATTCTGATGACAGAAGAACATTATGATTGTGAAAGCAAATCAAGACCTGATTGGTGTCCATTGAAGCCATTGCCGGAGAAAATGACCGGAGTAGCTTCAACAGATCACTGGGACAGAATAAAAGCAGGTTGGAATGGTTGTATTAATAAGATTACAGGAGGAAATTATGATGATTAATTTAACAGGAAAAATCGTATTTGTAAAGACACAGGAAGAATATTTGAGTGTTCTGAAAATGGCAAAGCTTCAGGGATTCACATGGGCGAGAGAAAACCATTTAAACCCTATCGTAATTCCGTTTCCAAACATATTGAATTTTTACGACAGTAAGATGGTTACTTACAACTATGTTGAAAAGGCAGTGTATGAAGCATCCGAAATCGTCGAAGATGAAGAAAAAATCAAGGATGCAGTAAAACTTGTCAGAACGTTCGCTAAATACCCAGACAGAACAACATTGACGGATACATTCATTGAATCGTTGAAGTTACTTGCAGATACTGTAGAAAGTCAGATGGAAGAGGTGAAGTAGATGGAGAGATTAACGGAAGATTCCGTAACAGGTGAAACATATATAAAACATTGTGCAAGTAGCTGTCCTTATGATGGGGATTTCTGTGGAACGGATGAATGCCCGGTATTAAATGCAGTGTCTGATAAGTTAGGAGAATATGAACGAGCAGAAGAACAGGGCTTGCTTGTGAGATTGCCGTGTAAGGTCGGAGATACGGTATGGGATAACGATTTTGGATATCCAAAATCGTATGAAATAAAAGCATTTTCATATGGATATTGTGATAGTTATGTTGAGCCAGATATAGATATAGAAGATCAAATTATATTTTACTATGAAAATTATAGCGGTTCAATAGCAGGAGCTTTTCCAATGAGCGAAATTGGTAAAACCGTATTTCTTACCCGCGAAGAAGCTGGTATGATGGAAAAAAAAGAGGTGAAATCTGATGTCTTTGGAAAATATAGGAAATGTTCATACTGATTTAATTCCTCTGTCAGTTTTACAGGATGTTGATAAAAGAATTTCTGATTGGCTTGCAACGGGTGGTAAAGAGGATGATCCGTATATACAAAGACAGATAAAGTATTTGAAACAGGTTGAAAAGGCAGCAACCAAAGAAAGGAAATAGAAAAGCAAATGACAGTAAAAATGATTAAAGATGAAGATGGAAATTATGTTCCAGAAGAGTGTTGTAGCTTTTCCAGAAACTTTGAAACGGGAAACATCGAGATAGATTATGTCGATTTACCTTGCGGAGCGGATTGCGATGATCAATGTCAGAATTGTGTAATTCAGCGAATTATGAACGAGTATACAGAACAGGAGAAAGAATTAAAGAAATATCGGGAAATTGGAACGATAGAAGAATGCCAGGTGGCGATGGAAAAATTTATTGAAGAGGCACAATTGCATGAAGCTCTCAGAGTTTTAGACGAAAGGATGTGAAAAATGAAAGAACTTATATTTTATATATGTGGAATCTTTAGTTGCATGATCGTATGGTTCTTGTGGGCTATTATAGCCTCTAAAAAGGCCAAAGAAGCCCCTTTGAAAGAGTATGCAAGGATTCATATTGATATCGAAAAAGCTATCAGAGAGAATGAAGAACAGATAGCGATGACTAAAAAGTATCAGGCGATGGAAGATCAGGTGATTGACCAGATGATTCTTCAGTGGAAGATGGAATATCTGCAGAGCCAGAGAGAATGGCTGTTTACATTACTTGGCGGAAAGATGGAGGATTCGTATGTACAGCAAATGTCAGAAATGTGGAAGGAAACTGACGGATCCGGAGAGCATTGAAAGGGGATATGGTCCGGAATGTTGGAATGGTTTGACTACACATTATTATCCACATCCGGAAGACTGGGAAAAACACAAAATACCTGGTCAAATGACTATAGAAGATTTCTTGGGAGATTTAAAAGATGGAGGAGAAAAGGATATGTCCTGAATGTGGGAAAGAGTATAGTTCTCGCCCGGCATTATCAAGAAAAGACAATAAAACAATGATATGTCCCAAATGTGGGATGATGGAAGCGCTTGATACAGTGCGAAATTTCTACGCTCCGGGAATGACAGATCAACAATGGAAACGGTATAAAGAGGAGTACATGCTTAAATATATAAAGGAGAATTGATATGGATAAAAGTTTATATAATGCAAGCGGATGTAAGGACAGAACAGCGCATGATGCAATCTGCGCAGCGGATAGAACCCGAACATTGGTGTACAGGGCAAGTAGAAGCAAAAAGGATGAGGACGCAGAATTGTTTGTGAAGATGGTAAAGAGACTTGCCAGAGGTTTTGGATTCAAACTCTGTGACAGAATCAAATTCGAGGATCCTGAGACTGGAAAGAAATATGTGTGAGGTGGAGCATGGATACAGAAAAACAATTCGTTGTTATGAGCAAAAAAGATGTTGAAGAAATGATTCAGCAGGCAGCAGTGGCAGGAGCACAGGTTGCGAGCGATACAATGCTGGTGGCTCAGCGCCGGGCTGAAAAAGAAAGAATAGACCGAAGACTTCACAATACAGAATTGCTCCTCAGAAACTACAGGACTCTCAAGGCATCCTGTGAAAATGCTGTATATGAATCGAGGGATTCAAAAAGAGAAGAGGTCACAGAAATACTGGAAGACATTATGGAGATGAAAGACGACAAGGTGATCGTGGAATCTATCAAGGCGTCGGCAAAGAGAACGGCTTTAATGGTACAGCATATTGATAAAATGCTGGACGTATACAGAATTTATTGTAGCAAGCTTTCAGAGAAAGACAAGAGAAGATACAAAGTAATCAAGTTATTGTACATATCAAAGCAGTCAATGAATATTACGGAAATTTCAAAAAAATTTTCCGTTAGTAAAGTCACTATTTACGAGGATCTCAAAATTGCGAAAGAGCGCTTATCTTCGCTGTTTTTCGGGATTGACGGACTGAGATTTTTTTGAAAAATAGAAAATATCGAAAAGCGTTAACTTAACATTGACTTAATAACGAAAATGGTGTATGATAATCGGGTAAAATTTTATCATGAGCCATGAGCCATCAGAGTGAAATCTGGTGGCTTTTTTAATGTAAACCTTTGGACGGGAGGGATATAAATGTAAAGGTAAAATGCTCCTTTAGAAAAATAAAGGAGATCATACATGAATGGAATAATTATGCTGTTTGTCTACGCAGCGATCATGATACTGGCGACAGTGACCATGACTAAAAAAGAGAAAAATGTAGTAAATTTTTGTGTTGGAAGCCGGTCTGAGAACTGGATCCTGTCCGCACTGAGTATTGCGGCGACGTGGATCTGGGCGCCGGCTTTGTTTGTTTCAACAGAAAAAGCATATTCGGCCGGATGGATTGGGCTTTTCTGGTTCTTAGTGCCAAATGCTTTATGCTTGGTGATATTTATTCCTTTTGCAAAGAGAATCCGGAAGGAAATGCCGGAAGGAATGACACTGTCTGGTTACATGAAAGAAAAATACAAATCCGATGGAGTGAAAAGAGTTTACCTCTTTCAACTGATCGGGCTGTCTGTTCTGTCAACGGGAGTTCAGCTTCTTGCAGGAAGTCAGATCCTTAGTGCAGTAACAGGAATTTCGTTCAAAGCCATGACTATTCTGCTTGCTTGCATAGCAATTTCATATTCCCTGTTCTCCGGAATCAAAGCATCTATGCTTACAGATGCTATTCAAATGGTATTCATGCTTGTTGCATGTAGCCTATTTGTAATATTCGGAGTAAGAAATACAGGAACACAGGGCATTATACAGGGACTGAGCGGTATATCAGGAGACTACGCAACACTATTCTCTGGAAAAGGAGTAGAGATTTTCTTAGCCTTTGGGCTTCCGACAACGATTGGACTTTTATCCGGGCCGTTTGGAGATCAGAGCTTCTGGCAGAGAGCGTTTGCAGTAAAAAAAGAGAAGCTGGGAAGAGCGTTTCTTCTTGGAGCAGTTCTTTTTGCGGTGGTTCCGCTGTCAATGGGAATTCTTGGATTTATGGGAGCCGGTGCAGGATATCAGGCACAGAACCTTGGAATCATCAATTTTGAATTGATCCGCCACTTTTTCCCGTCCTGGGCAGTATTGCCGTTCCTTTTCATGATTGTTTCCGGCTTGCTGTCTACAGTGGATAGCAACCTGTGCGCAGTATCTTCGCTTACGACAGATATTGCAGGAGGAAAAGACATCAGGAAGACCAGAGCTGCAATGGCAGTGCTTCTGATCGCTGGCATTCTGATTGCAAATATCCCGGGAATTACAGTGACACATCTGTTTTTGTTCTATGGCACACTGAGGGCGTCAACATTACTTCCAACAGTCATGACACTGAAAGGGGTAAGACTGAATGCAAAAGGGATTATCACAGGTGTGGTTGCTGCACTGGCTGTAGGGCTTCCTGTATTTGCCTACGGCAGCGTTTTGAATAGTGGACAATATAAAACACTGGGAAGTCTGCTGACAGTCCTGCTGAGCGGAATTATCGCCTTGGCCGCTTCCGGAAAGGAGAGACGCTATGCTCGGTAGAAAACAATCCGTTCGAAATAATGAAGACTGGAAGAATGCGCTTGATTACATTGAAGAGACGGTGTCAAAGAAAGAACTGGATTCCCTTGTGAAAAAGACAGTGAAAGACATCAAAGAGAAATGCAAGGGGAAAAAGGCAGCCTATGCATGGAGTGCGGGAAAAGACTCCCTGGTACTTGGAGAGATATGTGAGAAAGCCGGCATTGATCAGAGCGTCCTTGTGAGATGCAATCTGGAATATCCGGCATTTATTGCATGGATAGAGCAGAATAAACCTTCTAACCTTGAGATTATCAATACCGGACAGGACATGGAATGGCTGAAAAAGCATCCGGATATGTTGTTCCCGGATAAAAGCAATAAGGCAGCACAATGGTTCCATATCGTACAGCACAGGGGACAAGCACGATATTATAAAGAGCATCAGTTAGAAATACTCCTGCTCGGACGCAGAAAGGCAGACGGCAATTATGTTGGAAAAGATAATATCTACACTAATTCAGCCGGAATCACCAGATACAGCCCTCTTGCAGAGTGGAGGCACGAAGATATCCTTGCATACATTCACTATTATGATGTGAAGCTCCCACCTATATATGACTGGGAAAAAGGATATTTATGCGGTACACATCCATGGCCCGCCAGACAGTACATGGAGACAGAACAGCAGGGTTGGAAAGAAGTTTACGACATTGATAAGACCATAGTTGAAAATGCAGTACAGCATTTCGATGGAGCCAGAGAATTTTTAAAAGCTATCAAATAGCCGGTTGCAGCCGGAAGCCATTGCCCTTCAGAAATGGAGGACAAGCAAGATGAAAGTAACAATCAAAAAATTGAGTGTTCTGAAGCATCCTGAGAAAAATGTCAGGATTCATTCAGAACAGCAGATCAGGGAACTGAAGAGATCACTTGAAAAGTTTGGTCAGACACGAGCACTGGTCATTGATGAAAACAATATCATTCTGATTGGTAACGGTTTGTATGAAGCTATGGTGAGTCTTGGCTATCAGGAAGCAACTGTATATGTAAAAGCAGGGCTTTCTGAGAACGATAAAAAGAAACTCATGATAGCTGATAATAAGACCTATGCTCTTGGAATCGACAATCTGGAAACCCTGAATGAGTTCCTTGAGGAACTGCAGGGGGATCTGGATATCCCTGGATATGATGAAGAAATTTTACAGCAGATGGTCGCTGATGCGGATAAAATTACCGAAAAACTCTCTGAGTATGGAACTTTAGATGATTCCGAAATCCAGAAGATTAAAGAAGCAAATGAAAAGAGAGAACAGAAAGCCGCAGTGGATACACAATCAGCTGATAATGGAGAGAGTAGCCCGGAAAAGCCGAACCCGCAGAACGAACAGCCAGCAGAAGAGCAGAATGCCACTGAAACCGAACCAGAGATCACAGAGACCAGAAGGTTTGTTGTCTGCCCTAAATGCGGTGAGAGAATATGGCTGTAAAACGCTGCGAATCAAACATTGATGTTGTGAAGGCTGCGGAAATCCGAATAAAAAATGTATTTGGAAATGGTCTGCCAGTGTTCTTTTCTTTCAGTGGGGGAAAGGACAGCTTGTGCTTGGCACAGTTAATGGTAAACCTAGCCAACCGTGGCGAGATTAACATGAAACAGCTTACCGTGCAATTCATAGATGAAGAAGCAATATTTCCTTGCATGGAAGAAATGACAAAGAAATGGCGCAGAATATTTATGATGATGGGAGCTAAATTTGAATGGTATTGTGTAGAAGTAAAACATTACAATTGCTTTAACGAGCTGTCGAATGACGAGACATTTATTTGCTGGGATTCAACAAAGCAGGATGTGTGGGTACGACAGCCTCCTTCTTTTGCAATAAGGAGTCATAAACTGTTAAGACCGAGGATTGATGCTTATCAGGATTTCCTGCCACGAACTACTGTATCAGGTATTACGATGGTCGGAATCCGTACAGCGGAATCCGTGCAGCGCCTTCAGAATATTGCGTCTATGACAAAAGCCGGAAACAGAATGACATCCAAGAAGCAGGTATTTCCAATCTACGACTGGACTGATAATGATGTATGGCTTTTCTTACTGAGGAACTATGTAGATATCCCGGAGATATATCTGTTTCTCTGGCAGTCAGGATCCAGTAAACGTCAGATGCGGGTATCGCAGTTTTTTTCTGTTGATACAGCCAGAAGCCTTGTGAAGATGAATGAGTATTATCCAGATCTTATGGAGAGTGTCATTCGGAGAGAGCCGAACGCATATCTGGCCGCCCTGTACTGGGATAGCGAGATGTTTGGCAGAAGTTCCAGAAAGCGGAAAGAATCTGAACAGGGACAGGAGCAGAAAGATTACAAACAGGAATTGATAAATCTGTTTGATCATATGGAAATTTTTGATACTCCGCATAAACGGCATGTAGCAGAGAGGTACCGTAATTTCTTTATTGCAGTATCTGCTATTGCAACACCGGAGGACTGCAAACATATTTACGAGGGTCTGATATCTGGTGATCCTAAGATGCGGACATTCAGGGCACTGTATCAGAGAATATATGGACGGTATATCAATAACGCAAAGAAGGAGAGAAAACATGGATAGTAAGTTAACAGCGCCGCTGTCCACGTTGCGTTGGGTGGACAGAAATTTATTAAAGCCGAATGACTATAACCCGAACAAAGTTTCGAAAGAGAACTTGAAACTGCTTATTCAGTCTATTCTTACGAACGGATGGACACTTCCGATTGTTGTTCGCCCAGACATGACGATCATCGATGGATTCCACAGATGGACAGTTGCCGGAATGGAACCGTTATGTTCTAAACTGGATGGGAAAGTTCCTGTTGTTATTGTAGAACATAAAGAGCATTCAGAAGATATTTACGGTACCGTTACTCATAACAGGGCAAGAGGTACGCATTTGTTGGAACCTATGAAGAAAATTGTAAAAGAGCTCATGGACGAAGGCAAAACGGTTGAAGAAATCGGAAAACAGCTTGGAATGAGACCGGAAGAGATCTTCCGTTTGTCTGATTTTTCAAAAGAAGACTTCTTGAAGATGATGACAAAAGGGGTGACGGGCTATTCAAAAGCTGAATTTATCACAAAAATTTAATACTGTTCTATTGTATATAGAACAAAAAGCGGGGAGAGGGAGTACAACCTCTCCCTTTTGCATATGCCGAAATAAGATGATGGAAGGGAGGGGTGTCCATTGGCAAGGGCAAGAAGTCCCAACAGCATTGAAGCTGAGGAAATGTATAAGAGCGGGATGAAACTTGTTGATATTGCCAAGAAGTTGGATGTTCCTGCCAGTACAGTTCGGCGCTGGAAATCAACCCAAAATTGGGATGGAGATACAAAAAAGAAAAAAAACGAGCGCTCGCAAAAGAAAAAAAACGAGCGCTCGCAAAAGAAAAAAACGAGCGCTCGCCATAAAGGTGGACAACTTGGAAACAAAAATGCTGTAGGAAACAAAGGCGGTCCATTGAAACCGGGAGATAAGATTGCAGAGAAACACGGAGCGTACTCTTCCGTATATTGGGATGTCCTTGATGAATCTGAAAAAGATATGATCGAAGATATTCCGATGGATGAAGAAATGCTCCTGATCGAACAGATTCAGCTCTTTGCCGTGAGGGAAAGACGAATCATGGCGGCAATCAATAAATACCGGAATATGAATGGAGAAGTATCTTTGTTCGGCTTCGCCAGAACTGAAGACAAGCGAGCTTTCAAATCAGATGAAGATAAACAGCTCTATGAAGAACGCATTGAAGAAAAGGTTGCTTCTGGAGATCGTCTTCCGGGTAACACATATAACATGATGACAAATATGGAAAACAAGGACAATATGATTGCTCGTTTGGAAAAAGAACTTTCTACTGTACAGTCAAAGAAGACTAAGGCTATTGAAGCACTTGCGAAGCTGAGACTTGAGAAGCAGAAGATTGCCGGAGAAAGCAAGGGCAATGAGGTTGTTCGTGCTTGGGCCGAAGCTGTAGTGAAAGCAAGGAGGGAAGAGAAACATGATGGATGATACGGCGTTCTCTGAGTTCCTTGACGAAAGCATTCCCTTGTGGCGTGATGATCCAGTCATGTTTTTTCGGGAAGTTCTGAATTTCGAACCAGATGAATGGCAGGCACAAGCAGCTAGAGACTTGGCTGCAAACCCAAAGGTAAGCATTAAATCCGGACAGGGTGTCGGAAAGACTGGTCTTGAGGCAGCGGTGTTCCTGTGGTTCGTTACCTGTTTTCCGCACCCAAGAATCGTTGCGACAGCACCAACTAAACAGCAGCTGCACGATGTCCTCTGGTCTGAGATTTCCAAGTGGATGAGCAAGTCCGAACTGCTCTCTATACTTCTAAAATGGACAAAGACATATGTTTATATGGTTGGAGAGGAAAAGCGCTGGTTTGGTGTTGCCAGGACTGCTACAAAGCCAGAGAATATGCAAGGTTTCCATGAAGATAACATGCTTTTTATCGTTGATGAAGCTTCCGGTGTTGCGGATCCAATCATGGAGGCTATCCTTGGTACCTTATCTGGAGCAAACAATAAACTTCTTCTGTGCGGAAACCCAACGAAGACATCTGGAACCTTTTATGATTCCCATACAAGAGACAGGGCATTGTACAAATGCTATACGGTTTCTTCTATGGACAGCACCAGAACAAATAAAGAGAACATAGATTCTCTTGTTCGAAAATACGGATGGGATTCTAACGTGGTCCGTGTTCGTGTCAGGGGCGAGTTCCCGAACCAGGAGGACGACGTATTTATTCCGCTGAGTATTATTGAACAATGTAGCAGCAGGCTTTTAGAACTGGATGATACAGATGGAATGCAGTTTGTATCATTGGGGGTGGATGTGGCCCGTTTTGGAGATGATGAAACGATCATATATCGTAATTATCATGGTCATTGCAAAATAGTCCGGAACAGGCGAGGACAGAACCTGATGGCCACTGTAGGGGATATCGTACAGGAATTCAAGAAGATATATAGAGAACATCCAACGTATGAAGGCAAGGTATATGTGCAGATTGATGATACAGGACTTGGAGGAGGCGTCACTGACCGATTAAAGGAAGTCCGGAAAGAACAAAAGCTGTACAAGATGCAAGTTATCCCGATAAATGCCGCTGAAAAGATTGAGACTGATACGGCAGCAGGTAAAGATGCAGCTGAAAGGTACAATAACCTGACTACCGCTATGTGGGCCAGTATGCGAGATCTCCTTGATAACAAACAGATTGTTATTGAAGACGATGAGCAGACGATTGGTCAGCTTTCTTCCAGAAAATACACTATGGCCAGTAATGGAAAGCTTGAGATTGAACCAAAAAAGGAAATGAAGAAAAGAGGACTTGATTCTCCTGACCGGGCAGATGCCCTTGCGTTAGCATTATATCTTCAAAAGATTAAGAAACATACCGGTAGTGCACCAAGCGTTGGAGCAATGAAGAAATTGTCAAAAGATAATTATTGGGGCTGATATAGCCAGAAAGAGAGGTGATGAAGATGAAAGAGTATGGACGGATTGGACAGAAACGCTGGGAAGGCGTGTTCAATGAAGAGTTTCTTCCTGAGCTATCCGGAATAAGAGGCGTGAAAACGTATCGTGAGATGCTCGACAATGACGATACGATTGGAGCGATAATGTTTGCTATCAAGATGCTGATTCGCCAGGTTAAATGGCACGTTGAGCCGGGTGGCGATAGCACAAAGGATCGAGAGGCAGCAGAATTTGTAGAATCGTGTATGGACGATATGCAGAATACATGGACTGACACCATCTCAGAGATTTTATCATTTCTCGCATACGGTTGGAGCTTTCATGAAATTGTCTACAAGCGCAGGATGGGAAAAACAAAAAATCGAAAAACATCAAGCAAATATTCAGATGGACTGATTGGATGGCAGAAGATTCCGCCCAGAGCGCAGGATACGTTGTACAGATGGGAATATGACGATAAAGACAACTTAATCGGAATGACTCAGCAACCTCCGCCGGATTATGGATTGCTTACCATCCCGATCAGCAAAGCAATGCTGTTCAGAACAGAGAGCATAAAAGACAATCCTGAGGGACGAAGCATTCTGAGAAACGCCTATCGGTCATGGTACTTCAAGCGCCGCATACAGGAAATCGAGGCAATTGGAATCGAAAGAGACCTTGCCGGACTTCCGGTGTTGCACGCACCAGATGGTGTAGACATATGGGACGATAAAGACCCTGAGTTGGTATCTATTAATGCAGCGCTTACATCCATGGTCAAGAACATCCGCAGAAACGAATATGAAGGGCTTGTTCTTCCAGCTGGATATGAAGCTGAACTCCTGAGCACTGGTGGAACCAGACAGTTTGACACGAATGCCATTATCAACAGATATGATGCAAAGATCGCGCAGACTGTTATGGCGGATTTCATCATGCTGGGGCATGAGCAGACAGGAAGCTTTGCGCTGAGTGAAGATAAAACAGAACTGTTCGCAGTTGCTCTTGGGGCGTTCTTGGATGTCATATGCGAAACATTCAATAATCAGGGCATTCCATCCCTGATCGACATGAATGGTGCTCATTTTGATGCAATAACAGATTATCCACAGCTTGCACATGGCGATGTGGACAAGAGAGATATCACGAAGCTGTCTACATTCCTGAAAGACATGGTTGGAGTTGGAATCCTTATCCCGGATGAAGATCTTGAGGATTATGTAAGAGAAGTCGCCAACCTGCCGGAGAGAACGCTGTCAGATGATCCTAGAAATAAGGATGAACAGCGGGAAGCACAGAGAAGGTCGCCGGAAAAAGAAGGCAAAACATCAGAAGTTGAGCCTGAGGAAAATCAGGAAATCGAAGAAGCGAAGAAACGGTTAGGCAGGTGAACATATGTTGAAGATGCGGGCAAGGTCTCGAACGATTAAAAAAAGCGTAGAATCACAGAAGGTTCTTGAAGCCCTTGATAATTATCTTGAGAGTAACCTGGACGAGCCGATGAAATGGCTTGTAAGGTTCTGGAAAGATCAGGCAGCGGTTATGCTGTATAAGGACTTGCGGGAGATTGTAATCGGAGAAGCGGATCCGCAGAGCCTGTTTGATCAATGGTTCTCAGATTATTCTGTCTTTCTTTCCTCGAAAATGACAGCATCATGGGAAAGCGCTTATTTTGCGGCGTGGAATTCAACAGCTGAATTTGTTGGCCTGGAAGAAAAGATTAGTTCAGAAATCTATGTGAGAGATTGGATTATAAATCGAACAGGTAACTTGATTACGAATGTCTGTAGTGAACAGGTGAATGCGGTCCGCTATTTGATTGCAGAAGCCCAGTCATTAGGTATGGGTAGCGATGAAACTGCTCGATATATCCGGCCAACGGTTGGCTTGACGGAGAGGCAGGCAGCAGCGAATCTGAGGCATTATAACAGTGTGAAGACTCAGTTGAGAGCAGATCATCCACGCATGAAAGAAGAATCTATTGAGAGAAAGGCCAGGACAGCGGCTGCGAAGTATGCTGAGCGACAACAGAGATATAGGGCTGAAACAATCGCCAGGACAGAGATTGCACAGGCATACAATGCGGGAGCAGATGCTTTCATCAGAGAAGCCATCCGGCATGATTTGATGCCGGAAATGAAGAAAGAATGGTCAACTGCTCTTGATGAGAGAGTGTGCAAAGAGTGCCAGGCTCTTGAGGGCGTACAGATTAGTATGGATGATAGTTTTGAGACACAGTCAGGAAGAAGGAATGTAACAGTATTATTGCCGCCATTGCATCCTCGGTGCAAATGCGCGGTCAAATATGTGGAGGCAACATATGAAATCGTTTAATGAAATCATGAAGATAAGAGATGAACCGGAATCGAAAGACATACCGGTTGAAAAAAGAAAATTTCAGATCAAGAAATCCGATGATGAAAAAATGCAGGCGTTCGGATGGGCCAATATTTCGATTACCGCAGATGGAGAAGTGCTGGAAGACCTGCAGCATGACATCATCGAACCAGAGGAACTGGAACAGGCGGCATACAAATTTGTTGATCTTTACCGGGAAGGTGGAGAGATGCATATAAGAGGCGGCGTTGCCAGACTGATTGAAAGTGCAGTATTTACAAAAGAAAAGATGGAAGCTATGGGTATTCCAGAGGGAACACTTCCAACGGGATGGTGGATTGGTTTTCAGGTAACAGATGCCGATGTATGGGAAAAGGTTAAAGATGGAACATACTCTATGTTTTCCATAGAGGGAGAAGCAAAGAGAGTAGAAGTGGAAGATGAAGAATCTGATCAATAGGCACCGGAAACGGTGCTTTTTTGATAAATAAAGCGAAAGGAGGGAATGACTTGGCGACAAAACTTGAAGGTCTGCATATAAAGAAAGTTGATTTTGTGGACCAGGGAGCTAACCAGATGGCAAATATTAAGATAAAGAAAAGCAAGGATGGGGAAGAAATTTCAAATCCAGAGGTAGGTCTTTTCAAACGATTTGTGAACTGGATTACGGGTGAATTGAGTAAGTCAGACTCAGAGATTACAAAATCAGCAACAACATTCAATGAACAGATCAACGCTGTCAGCATGGATGCAATCAGGGATGAAATCTGGTCTACTTGCTATGCACTGCAGAATTCACTGAACTCTATTCTGTGCGATGCAGAAATGGACAGTTCTGCGAAGCAGGCCGCAATGGAAACAAGCACAGAACAGTTTGCAGAAGCTATGAAAGGATATATCCCGAACTGGGCTTCTGGCACAGCGACGAATATCAGAAAGAATCTGGCTACACCAGATGAAACAGATCTTCAGATGGTTATGAAAGCACATAAGAATCTGACAGATATTATTGAAAAATCAAACGAAGATAATGAGAAAGGGGAATTGGAAGACATGATTAAAATCAACAAGTCTAAAATGACCGCAGAAGAAAGAACTGCGTATGATGAACTTATCAAAAAATATGCAGTAGAAACAGAAGAACAGACAGAAGAACCGGTTGGAAAGAGTGCACCTAAAGCGGAGGATCCGGATATTGTAGATGATTCCGAAGTTACGAAAACTCAGAAGTCAGTAACACCGCCACCAGCAGCACCTACAACAGAGACAAGTGCAGACACCGGAGATGATATCTACAAAGGATTACATCCTGCTGTAAGAGCAAGATTAGAGGCTCTGGAAAAGAGAGCGGCAGAAGCAGAAGAAAGAGAGCTTCTTGATGTCGCAAAGAAATATGAGATTGTCGGAGAAAAGCCGGAAGAATTAGTGAAAACTCTGAAGTCTTTAAAGGATGCAGGCGGAACCGCATACAATGATATGATTAGCGTTCTGGACAGAAGCGTTGATATGGTTGAGAAGTCTGGCGTATTTAGCGAAATTGGGAAGTCCTTCTCAGGCAATCCTGTAGCATCTATTAAGAAGTCTGCAGCAGAAAGTAAGATCGATACTATTGCAAAGGGATATATGGAAAAAGACTCTGCTCTGACATATAATGCAGCTCTTGCAAAAGCGTGGGAGGATCATCCAGAACTCTTGGATGAATATGAAGCAGAAGCGGGCTATTGAGAAAGGAGTGAAGAAAGATGGGTACAAACTTTAACGGAACAATGATCAACCAGTCTGTGACTATCGCAGAAAAGGCAGGAGCTGATATTGCAGATGTCCGCAATCTTATTCTGAAATATGATGAAGATGGAAATGTAGTGATCGCCGCAAACGGAACAGCACCCCTGCTCGGCTTATCTATTATCGAAGGTGGCTACAACGATATTTCTGGTGCTGAATCAGGAAAAGTAAAGAAAGGTGATGATCTTGAAATCCAGATCAAGGACATTGGCTATGCAATTGCGTCTGCGGAAATCAAAAAAGGACAGGAAGTCACAGCCACCACAGGTGGAAAGGCAGCAGTAGCTAAAGCGGGAGAGTACGTGATTGGTGTTGCCCTCAATTCTGTGTCTGCCGGAGGATACAGCAGAATCCAGATTGCAAAATATCAGAAAGCAAAAGCGTAAAGGAGGAATGTAAACATGAGAAATACAACAGCGGGAATTAAGGCTGAAATCGCAAAAGGCGTGTTCAGACCCCACACAGCACTTACTAACATGGCACTGGCTTATTACCAGAATGCCAGCAATTATTTCGCAAAAGCTCTTTTTCCAACCTGTCCGGTAGGTCTTTCTTCTGACAATTACTACATTTTTAGCAGAGAAGATCTCCTGAGAGATAACTGGCAGAGAAAACCGGCATATGGCAAAGTTGACCCGACAACAATTGGCGAAAGCACTGACAACTATGTCTGCAAAGTAGATCAGATGATTATGGGTATCGACCAGATTCGCCAGACCGACCTTTCCAGACGTCAGGGTCCATCTATCATTCAGCCTAAACAGCAGCGCACTAGAACAATTGCAGAACAGGCTAACATCCACCAGGACCGTTTGTTTGCAGCGAGCTATTTCAAAGAAGGAGCATGGAAGAACGAACTTGAGGGTGTTGATAACACCACTCCAAGCACAAACCAGTTCATTAAGTTCAGCAATGCAAATTCTGACCCTATTGCATTTATCGACAAAGAGAAGACCGACATGAACCAGCAGACAGGTCGCATGCCGAATCGTCTTGGTCTTGGTATTAATGTATTTAATGCTCTGAAAGTACATCCGGGCATCCTCGAAAGGGTTAAATACGGTGGAAGCACCGCAAATCCGGCATCTGTAACAGAGAATGTGCTTGCGCAGTTGTTTGGAGTTGAAAAGATTGTAGTGCTTAAATCCATTATGAACAGTGCAAGCATGGGCGCAGATGAAGAAATGCAGTATATCGGAGATCCGAACGCATTTCTACTGGCTTATGCAACTAACGCACCGAGTATCGATGAACCGTCTGCAGGTTATATCTTCACATGGGATATGCTCGGCAATGGACAGATGCTTCCGATCCTGAACTATCTTGGAGAGAATGGCACACATACTGAGTACATTGAAGGTCTTATGGCGACAGATATGAAGAAGACATCTGACGATCTTGCAAGATTTTATAAAGCTGCAGTTTAAGGAGGAACCTATGAAACTTGTTGCAAACAAGCCATGCAATCTGAATGGAAAGAAATATTTCATCGGTGAAGAAGTCCCGGTTGAAGAAGTGGTTGATTACGCCAGTTTAGTAAAGATGGGGCTGTTATCAGTGATTCATGACGCTGTTCCGGAGGATAATCTTGAAGAATGTGTTGCTATGGTAGGAGAGGTAAGCTTTTCTATTCCAATTGTCAAAGGTCACGAGACGATTGATTTGGACGTTACAGAGCCTCAGATGCAGGATGCAGTAAAAACTATGCAGATGAGTGCAGATGCTGCTGTAGCTCATATTAGAGGGAATATTGAGGACGATACAACGCTTATTATCATCAATGCTCTTGACTCCAGAGCAACCGTAAAAAAAGCAGCAGAGTCAAAAGCCAAAAATCTCATTGAACAGGAAGAAAGTAAAGGTGATGCCTGATGGCAGGAACTTATACATATGAACCTGCCATGATCACATCGTATGGGAAAGATCGAATGAGGTTTGAACTTGGAGATGTGATGGTAGATGGAAAAGAGAGAACTTGTGCATTGTCAGACGAGGAATACATCGTTTTGTGTGATGATGTTCAGTCTGCGAAAGATTGGAAACGGGCAAAATTAAAGTGCCTTGAAAGTATATTTCGCAGGTTTTCTTTTGAACCTGATACAACAGTTGGCCCTACCTCATTCAAATTTGGTGATAGGGCTAAATTGTGGCAGGAAGAATATGAGAAGCTGAAGAAAGACCTGAAACTTGCTTCTGTATCCCCATCGGCTATTCTGATGAATGCCGGAGATACAAGCAAACAGCCAGTGCCATATTTCTACAACGGAATGATGAGCCATGAAGAAAGTGATGGTGTAGATATATGATTAGTCCATTTGGCTTGATGTATCTAAGACCGGGAAATTTATGGACAGATTTTGTGGTAAGACGAAAGAGCATTCGCAACATACTCGGACATCCTGTGTCAGATTTTGAAGCGAAAGGCGAGATATCAGGAATACTTGCTGAAGCATCTACACATGAATCTGACCGAATGAAACACAGGTGGGATCAGGAACAGCATTCCTTAACCCACACTCTTGTTATCCGAGATTCTGCAAATGTAAAGCAGGGAGACTATCTAACTACCGCAGGAAGAACCTTCCTCGTTCTCTTGTGTGAGGATCCCGGAAACCTTGGAGCAACTGGCTTAATATATCTTGAAGAAAGGAATGATCTGAAATGACGCCTGCCGAAGCAGCAGAAGCAGTAAAAGTTCAAGTTCAAACAGACAAGGAACGGATAGAGCAGCAGGTGATCGCAAGATATCCAAGGGCTTCAAATGCCCTTAGAAATGCTGCATTATCTGTACTGGCAAATCCAAGCCCGTCAGCTCCGGGCAGTCCACCGGGTGTTCGGAGCGGACATTTAAAAAATAACTGGCATATGAGCGGCGGTGCGGTATGCATTACTTCAGGTATGGGATATGCTGGCTATCTGGAACATGGTACCAGAAAGATGGCGGCCCGTCCTTTTGTTGACAAAATACAGCAGACGGCATTACCGAATGTTATGGCTATATTTGCAGAAATCGGAGGTTGATATGCTTATTGATCACATTGAACGAGCAGAATTTAATGCGGAGGAAATGCGAAGAGGAACTCTCGTCTTTGCAAAACATAAAACATGGAAAGAGGGAATCTCAGGTATTGTTTATCGCGCTTCTGCGGAACAGATTACAGTAATGTATCCGAATTCTCTGACAAATACCCAAAATCATTTTTTTATACCAGTTTCAGAAGTTTATAAAAATGAGTGGGAAATAAGATATTCGGGCGATGGTCTTCGTACTGTTCAGGAATACAAGGAGGCTGCGGATGAATCTTAGCGAACTGATTTTTAAACGTCTCTCTGCAGACGAAAATTTGCAGACAATGCTTGCTACATATGCCGGAGCACCTGCAATATTTGATTCTGAGTTTCCGGCAGACCAGCAGGAAGGATGGGAAGGAGCCACGCAGTATCCGAGGATATGCTACCGTATCGATATGCAGGTCAATCAGGAACGATCATCGGCGGGAACCTTGTATGTTGCAATGTATACGGATAAAACCAGTACGATAATTGAAGATATTGAAACAGCTGTGAAGCACTGTCTTCAGGACGTCCTGATGAAGCCGGCAGGAGAAGCACCGTTTTGCGTGGCGTGGGCGCGCACAGAATCGTATGCGATTGAGGGAAAAGAGGTGTGGTGCAAAGAAATGGCATTTGACATCCTCGAATACCCCGAACAGTTCAGCACGGATCCTGATCCGGTTCTTGCGGTAGCTGCGTATATCAAAAAGATATTTCCAGAGACAACAGTGCTTGGCATAGACAATGTTGGAGATTTTGTCGAAACATCAAGAACTCCCGTGTTCTATTGCAGATTGGCAAATATACAGCATACGACAGGGCATTGTATGAATACGATTTCATGGTTTGTAGGGAAGATTGCTGTACATTTGATTTATCCGGGAGCTGGCACAAGGTTAAAGACACTTGCATCTATCAATCAGAAGGTAGCCATAGATGAGGAGATAATCATGCTGGATGATTCCCCTATGACTATTCAGGGATTAGAACTGAATAATAAGTCAGATTACCTCAGAGAGGGACAGCTGACTATAACTGGTAAATATGGATGTCTCAGATGCAGTGTGAAAAAACATAATATTGCAAGAATAGGCATGGAATTCACAAATTGAAAGGAGAAGCAATGGCAGAAACAAAGAAAACAAATGCTCCGGAAGAAACAAAAGAAGTTCTTCCGGCAGAGAAAGAAACGGAATATGGGGTAGATGAGCTGATTGCCGCACGCGATCAGCTTTTTTCTTGCCCTGATTGCGCGATGGTGGCACTGAAACTGTCAAAAAAGAAAAGCATGACTGTTTCAGAAGCTGAGAAGCTTGTCGAAGAATTTATGAAGAAGGAGGTCAAATAATGGCGGAATATTTCCAGATTCCTGAAGTAGGTGCAAAAGTTCGACCAGGAAGTTATTTCAACGTAGATAAGAATGGTGACGATGATTCTTTCGGGGCAATTGACGGAGTTGTTGTAGCTGTGTTTAAAGCAACGTTTGGACCAGTAGATAAAGTAACAGTCTTAGAGAGAGGAGACGATTACACAACAATCTACGGAGATGGATTAACGACTGACCTGATTCGTGAAGTTCTGTATGGTGGTGCAAAGAAAGTTATTTGCTGTCGCCTTAATGGAACGGGCGGAGCTGTGGCGAGCGTAAGTCTTGCAGCTGCAACTGGAAAAGTTAAGATCACAGCAAAACATCCAGGAGAGATGCCATTTTCTGTAACTATTAGAAACCGCTTAACTGACAAAGACAGGAAAGAATGCATTATCTATACAGGAACTACTGAATTTGAAAAAGTATATTTTTCAGCAGGCGATAATGAAGCTGCAAGTCTTGTAAGTGCTTTTGCAAATTCAAAGAATTTCACGGCTAATCTTGAAGAATCTGCAAAAGGAATCATGACTAATGTGAATCAGACAGCGTTTACAGGAGGAAAGAATCCTACAGTAGCAACTGCCAATTATTCAGCTGCTTTTTCACAGGCAGAAAAATATTTCTTCAATACAATTTGTGTTGATACAGAAGATACAGCAGTACATGCGCTGTTACAGGCATTTCTGGACAGAATTTATGAAACCAGTCAGTTTGGGATTGGAGTTGTTGCAGAGAAAGATAACAAAGATTTAGACGAAAGAATGAATGCGGCAGCAGGATTTGATGGTGAGAATATAGTTTATGTTCTCAATCCAAAAGTCTTTATCAATGAGGGAACTCTGGATGGATATCAGACTGCCGGCTTGATTGCTGGACTTATTGCAGCAACTCCTGCAAATCAGGCAGTGACTCATATGGTGATTACTCGATATGTAGATCTTGTAGAACCGCTTACAAATACTCAGATTATAAAAGCGGAACTGAAGGGATGCTTGGTTCTTAGTAAGTCTACAGAAGATGAGGTATGGATTGATGCTGGAATCAATACACTGATTAATCTTCCGGATAACAAAGATAAAGGTTGGAAGAAAATCCGCCGTGTAAGAACAAGATATGAGTTATTGTACAGAGCAAATGCCCAGTCCGACGCTTTAGTTGGAAAAGTCGATCCTGATAAAAATGGAAAAGCCACTATTATTGGAAAAATTCAGGGAATTATCAATGCCATGATCAAAGAAAAAAAATTAACAGCAGGAACAGTAACTGAGAGCACGACTTATATTGCAGACGCAGATAACTGTTATTTTGACCTTGATATCATTGATAAGGATTCTGCGGAACATATTTACTCATTCTATAAGTTTAGATTCAGTACCAATGCAGAGTAAAGGAGGAAAGGTGAATGTTAAATACAAGTGCTGCAACAGACGCGAGACATAGTCGTTCAGGTAAAGATGCCATGCTTTACAATGCAGATGGGGTTCCGTTTGCGCAGGTAAGCAGTTTTCAGTCGAAAACATCTTTTAATAATACCAAATATCAGCCATTAGGACAGAACAGAGAACTGGAAACAAACAATACTATTGGAGTCACGATTACAATTTCGGAGATCGTTGTTCTGGATGGCGAATTATTCAACAATGTTGTTAGTGCGGTAAATAAAGGAGAAAGCCCGGTTATGACTTTAGATGGAGTTATTGAAGGGCGTAATGGCTCCCAGGAACGCATTACATATCGTGAATGTATCTTTAGCGGTGACCAGGATCTGCAGAATGTAAGTACAGGAGATACATTATCAAGATCTTATAATCTGCACTGCAACGGGGAAGTAGAACCCCGTTCATCACTGACAATTTGATATCTGATCAACACAAGGGTGGCTAAAACTGGCCGCCCTTATTTTATAAACGGAGGAAAATAATACATGGCAAGAACTGCAAATATCGAAAATGAAGAACTGAAAACAACTGAAATTGATATGACAGAAGCTGAGGCAGATGAAGCATTAAAAGCTGATATGGCGGCAAATGAAGTGGATTATCTGGCGGGTCTTTTGAATGCAGCAGAAGATGCAGAAGACGAAACAAAGAAGATCGAGATTGTCCGTAATGGAAAGACTTACTTTGCTTTTTCAATTCATTCGCTTCCGGATGAGACTCTGTATGAAATCCGTAAAAAGTACACCAAGTATGTAAAGAATAAGAGAACTGGCACAAAGGTAGCTGAAGGAGTAGACAATGCGAAACTCCGCAGTTCTATGATTTACAATGCGACAATTGCAGAGGATCAGGAAAAACTGTGGGATAACAAACAGGTTCAGGAAGCATTAAGACGGAGAGGAAAACACATTATTAATGCTCTGGATGTCATTGATGCGGTGTTGCTTCCGGGAGAAAAAGAGAACGTATTAACTGTTCTGGACGAGCTTTCAGGCTACGATACAGAAGAAGCAAAGGTTGAAACAGCAAAAAACTTATAAGGTCCGGCTACAAATCAGCCCTGTTGCACTGGATATTCCAAAGGCAGGGCATCCGGCCGGATGAGGTAATGGCCTTGCCAGCAGGGGTCAGAGCCTTTCTTTTTGCCTCTACGGAGGTATGGATTGAAGAAAATATCAAGAAAAATGAAAAGAGGTGAGATGCTTGGCAGAAACGATAAGGATAGAGATTCCTGTTAATGTGGTCGATAATACCGGTTCTGGAACGTCGAGTGTGACCAGGAATCTCACTGCAATGGAAAGGGCGTTTGAGAGGGCAGACAGGGCGGCGCAACGATTCCAGCGTAGATCAGGCGTAGCAGCTGAGATAGAAATTGGAGCAGACGACAATGCCACCCCGGTTCTTTCTGCTGTTGAAAATGCAACAGAACAGATCGACGGAGAAACAGCACAGGTAGAAGTTTCAGCTGACGATTCAGCTACACAGATTGTCAATTCCGCATCAAATGCTGTAGAAAATTTTGATGGACAATCGGGAGATGCAGAAATAGGAGCAGACGATAGCGCCACCCCGGTAGTATCCGCCGCTTCTGATGCGGTGGAGAATTTCGATGGAATGAGCGGGGATGCTGAGATTGGTGCTTCTGATGAAGCTACGCCGGTTATCCGGGCTGCTCAGGATGCAGCAGAATCATGGGGAGGAAGCGTGTTTAATGCTACTATCGGTGTCATAGATGCGGCGACCGCCCCAATATCCAAACTTGCGAGTATAGCAAAGAATCCGGTTGTGCAGGGAGCATCATTGATCGGTGCCAGCTTTGGTGTGGCAGAATCGGTTAACTCCTTCCAAGACTTTGAAAGCATGATGTCACAAGTCAAGGCTATCTCTGGTGCAACAGGGCAGGCATTCGATGATCTGACTGCAAAAGCACAGGAGATGGGAGCGACCACCAAGTTTACGGCCACAGAGAGCGCAGAGGCGTTTAATTACATGGCTATGGCAGGATGGAAGCCACAGCAAATGATCGATGGTATATCCGGCATTATGAGCCTTGCAGCAGCATCCGGAGAAGACCTTGGAACAACAAGTGATATTGTAACGGATGCACTGACAGCTTTCGGATTACAGGCGGGTGATGCAGGGCATTTTGCTGATGTTCTTGCTCAGGCGAGTGCCAATGCCAACACAAATGTGTCAATGCTTGGAGAATCGTTTAAATATGTCGCTCCTGTTGCTGGCGCTATGAATTACAGCGTTGAAGATACATCTCTTGCGCTTGGTTTAATGGCAAATGCAAGTATTAAAGGTAGCATGGCCGGTACCGCACTTAAAACATCTTTGGCAAATATGGCGGCACCTACAGACAGCATGGCAGCAGCTATGGATAAATACGGAATCAGCCTTACAGATTCTGAGGGAAACATGAAATCCCTTCGAGGAGTAATAGATAATCTTCGAGGAAGCTTGGGTGGACTTTCTGAGACTGAGCAGACAGCAGCAGCTTCAACCATTTTCGGAAAAGAGGCCATGGCCGGCATGTTAGCAATCATCAACGCCAGTGAAGAGGATTACAACAAGCTGAGCACAGCAATTGGCAATTCAAAAGATGCGGCAGAGGGAATGGCTGACACGATGCTGGATAACCTGAAAGGTTCGTTCACACTGATGCAGAGTGCTATCGAAGGTACGGAGAATGCCTTTGGAAAACGGTTGTCTCCGTATTTAAGAGGAATTGCAGGTGGAATTACCGATATGATGCCTGAGATAACGGATGGAATCAATGCGGTTATGGATGTGGTAGATGATAAGATTGCAGGCGTAAAACGCAAGATCACTGACATGACCGGTTCTGATGAATGGAAGAATGCGGATCTGTTTGGAAAGATCGACATAGCATGGGATTCAATAATCGCAAAGCCGTTCGGGAATTGGGCTTCTGGAGATGGTGCGCAATTAATATCCAGTGGGCTTGGCACATTATTTTCGAGTGCAGCGGCTATTCTTCCGGGAGGTGAAAAAGCAGGACTAACATCGTGGTTAAGTGCAGGGATTCTCGCAAAAGGAGCAGCTACGGTTGCTCAAAAAGGGAAAAGCATAGTGGAAACCCTGTCACCTATCGGAGATGCTATTGGTAACATTACAGAAGCAGCTGGAAATGCAAATGATGTGATGGACTTTGTAGGTAATCTGAGTTCCATGATTCCTGTAGGAGCGAAAGTTGGACTTGCGGCAGCGGGAATTACAGCTGCGATTATAGGAATCAAACTTGCAATCGACAAGTATAACCAGACTCAGCTTGAGAATAGTTTGGAGGAGCATTTTGGGAAGATTAAATTATCTGCAGATGAAGTTAAAGATGCGGCGGCAGGAATACTGAACCAGAAATACCTCACAAACGTGGAACTGGCATTGAATGAAGTACAGAATGCCGATAATCTGCGAGCGGAGGCGCAAAAAGCTTTGGAATCGAACGATGTCCTTGAATTCAAGAGCAGAGTTGGAATCACTTTGACAGCTGATGAACAACAGGAATATACGGATAATATTAATACTTTTGTTGAAAGCAAGATATCTGAACTGGAGAGTCGTACATTTGCGGCTCATATTCACGTTCAAACATACCTCGCAGGTACAGAAGACGGTCAGACATTAGCCCAGAACATCAAGGAATGGGCCAGAGCGGACAATTTGGAATTATCCGATTTATCTAGCCAGCTGTCGCAAAAGGTCTCAGAAGCCCTGAAAGACGGCATCATTGATGTGAATGAAGAAGAAGCTATTAGCGCTTTGCAGGAGAAGATGAACAGCATAACTGCTCGCTGGAAAGAAGCAGAGGCACAGGCTCAGTGGGACTGGATAAACCAGAAATACGGTCATTTAAGTGCAGCTGATCTGGAAAGCGGTTCATTTACAGACTTGATGGATGAAATGCGAAGCCAGCGTGAGACTGCAATGGAAAGCATTAAAGCAGATACGACTCAGTGGTATTCGGAATTGGAGGCAATGAAGGACTATGGAAGAATTACTCCTGAACAGTATGAGAGCTACAAAGAGCAGACTGGATGGTATGTAAGAGGCCAAGAAGGTTCCGAATTGTCGAAGAGTCTTGAGCTTGGAAGCAACACTCTGAATGACACATACGGCGAGAAGATTACCGGAAACATCCAGACGCTTACAGAAACTGCGCAGAACGCCTTGAAAAGTGCAGAGACCAGTTTGCAGAGCGCCTTGAAAAGTGCAGAGACCAGTTTGCAGAGCAGAAGCTATGATACGATTGCAAGTACCTTTGATAACATGTTTACGTCTATGGATAATGGAAAAGGCTTCCTGGGAATTGGTGCAGATGCCGATCAGAGAGCACTAAACGAATTGTATCAGTCGATGGCTCCGGATGTTAGTCAGATGGGAAGCCTGATTGACCAGTACAGAGAAGCAGGGCAGGCAGTACCGAAGAGCCTTATGGAAGGATATAAGGAAGCAATCGAAGTCGGTGCGGCGGCAGGTGACGTTGATGCGGCTTGGCAGAATTACGCAAACCAGATTCTTGAATCTGGAAGCGAAGAAATGAAGAGCGTTTTGACGGATCCGAACAATCCAATGTACGAAAGTGTACGAGAGCAGTTGCCGGAGGAACTCAAAACTGCCATTGACAGGGCGACGGCAGAAACGACGCCAGATGAGATAACACTTGAAGGGCTGAGAGCTGCTGTCGATGGAGATGTGGATATTGACAAAGATTCCTGGGTATCGGCGCTGAATGAAAAACTGGGAGATCTTGCAACTACTGAAGAGGTTACTGCTGACAATGTAAAGATTAAAGTTGAGCAGGGGGATTGCCTTTGGGAAATTGGTAATGCTCTTGGAATTGACTGGCAGACGATTGCAGAACAAAACGGTATCGAAAGTCCATACATTATTCACCCAGATCAGGAACTTACAATTTCGATGGATACAATAAAAGCTGAAATGGACGGAGATAAGGCGCAGGCTGCTATCGAGCAGGCAATGTCGGCTCTGGATGCCGAAGGGGCAGAAATGTCCGTTACAGCAGAAGGAGTGAAGGTTGATCTGGCAAATGTTGAAGTGGATTCTGATGTAGCGGCGGCTCAGATCGAGTCGGCTCTTGGCATGGAATCCGGGACACTTGCAGCCAATGGCATTGAAATACAGGCAGGAGCAACAGTAACAATTCCACAGGAATTGGTACAGGTTGATACATCTGGCATACAGAGTGCTACTGAGGCGCAGACAGAAACAGAGCCCGTGGAAACAGATACGTCTGCAAATGTTAATATCACTGAAGCAACTACAGATGCGTCTGGTGCCAAGGAACAGGCACAGTCGGAAGTGGAATCTACATTTTCAGAATCTATGCCGGCAGATGGCCATACCGATGTAACGCTCGATCAAACGAACAATGCAGCAGAAGTATATTCTGAAGTGGCGTCTGAAGTACAGTCTACATTTTCAAATCCGATAGCGGCATCATGCACTGTTAATGTAACTCTTAACTGGCATATAACAAATCCATCTGCCGGAATTACAACATCTGGAAGCGGTTCATCCGTTACAGCTACTATTGCAGGTAATGCAGAGGGAAGCATCGTTACCGGACCGTTATTATCCTGGGTAGGTGAAGATGGTCCAGAAGCTATTATTCCTCTTGGCTCAAAACGTCGTGACAGGGGTATGGATCTGTGGTTACAGGCAGGACGAGCGTTGGGCGTAAAAGAATATGCAGAAGGTGGAATGGTTGGAGATGTTCCACTGTCAGGAGACTCCTCGGATTCTCCTTCCGGAAACTCTGGCAGTAATGGCGATAAAGGTCAGATTGTTGTCAATATGAACCCTGTCTTCAACATTAATGGAGAAGGTGGCAATGACACGGTCAATTCCATCAAAGAGAAGCTTAAAGAATTAATCAATGAGATGTCTGGAGAACTGGCATCAAGATTACTCGAATCATACGCAAATATGCCGACGTAGAAAGGGGAGAGGGTATGGAGATATATTTAAAAGAGGCGGCAAATAAGCAATCTTGTCTTCGCTTTCCTTCTCTCCCAGACAAGGAGATTACTGTTAAGGGAAATTCAAAATACCAGAAGTACGATCTGATAAAAAAAGGAACCTTTGCATTTCCGGCTGGTCCAGATATCAGATCATATGAATGGAGCGGATATTTTTGGGGCAGAGCGAGAAAGAAATGGAACATAAACACTAAGTGGTTGGACCCGAAGTCCTGCATAAAGAAACTGGAAAATTGGAGAGATAAAGGTACAATCCTGAATCTTGTAATTTCCGCTGGCGGAGGTATAAATACCGATGTCACAATACAGAACTTTGAATATAAGAAGTTTGGTGGAAAAGGAGATTATTCCTATTCCATCACTTTTTATCGTTACCGCCCTCTAAAGATTCAGACTACAAAGGATCTTGGAATTGACAAGAAAAAGAAGAAGACAACAACCCGAACAAACCTGAAGAAGACCTCGACAGAAAAGAAAAAACAGACCTATACAATAAAATCCGGCGATTGTCTGTGGGATATTGCAAGAAAGTTTTACGGATCTGGTGCTGACTGGCAGAAGATCTATGATGCAAATAAATCGACAATAGAAAAAGCTGCAAAGAAATATGGTCATAAGGATAGCAATAAGGGAGATTGGATATTCCCTGGCACTATCCTTACGATACCGTAAAGGAGGCATTATATGGTTGATCCGCTGAAATATTCTTATTATTTAGTCCTCGTGACTGAAAAAAAGAAAAAATATGACATAACAAATTTTGTCGAAGATTTGGGATGGGAAGAACTGGAAAATGAACTTGCGGCCAGATTGTCGTGCACTGTAAAGAATGATAAGACCACAAAAGGCAGGATTTCCAGTTTGTCTAAACCAGGATGTTATTTGTACTTGTATTATCGGTACAAGACTGGAACTGCACAGGAAGCTATGCGTGGCCGGATTGTAGAATGGAATCCATCTGCAAAGTCAAGCAGTCAACCATTAAAGCTGAAGGCCTATGATAACCTGTATGATTTGCAGGAGTCGGAAGACTGTGTATATTATTCTTCCGGAGCAAGAACCAAGCAGGTTATACAGGATTATTTCAAGAAATGGGGTATACCAATTGGCAAATATGCCGGGCCTGATGTGACTCATGGAGTTATCAAAGAAGATAAAAAGAAGCTTGGAACGATGGTTAAGGATATTCTGGACGAAGCAAAGAAAAAGGGTGGAGGCTATTCGGTAATCCGCTCTGTAAAGGGCAAGGCCCAGATTCTGGCGATTGGCAGCAACAAGAACATCTATCATTTTGCTGAGACAGAAAATCTAATAAGTGTTTCTCATAAGATCAGCACTTCGGGAATGGTTACACGAGTAAAGATTCTCGGAGAAGCAGACGATGATAAGCGTAGGCCAGTAGAAGCTACGGTTGATGGTCAAACAAAGTACGGCATCCGCCAGAAGATCCTTACCAGAGGCAAGGATGACAGCTTAGATGAGGCGAAGAAAGAGGCAAAAGAAGTTCTTGAGGATGATGGAAAACCCAAGCAGGAAATCAAAGTGGTTGCTGTTGATCTTCCTATTATCCGAAAGGGAGATATTATTCATTTGAAAATGTCTACCGGATCTGGATATTATTGGGTAAAGGCAATTACTCATGATTGCGACAAGATGGAAATGACTATGACTTTAAAGAAAACTAAGCTGAAATCTTCGTCCTCGAAAAAGGATAACAAGAAAAAGGATGGAGATTATAGCATCGGCGATACAGTCAATTTCCATGGTGGTACACATTATGTTTCTTCGGATGCGTCATCTGGCTATCAGGTAGCAGCAGGAAAAGCAAAGATCACGCATAACAATCCGGGCAGCGCACATCCTTGGTGTCTGGAAGGTCTTGATTGGAGCGAAACACACCTATGTGGATGGGTAGATGAAGGAACATTCGATTAACGGGAGGTAGAGGATGGCATTTGATAGTAATGATGGAGTGTCGAGGCTGGCAGCAGCTCTTGATAGTAGAATGAAACAGCACGCAGCTAAACCCCTATGCCTTGATTTTGCAGAAATTCAGGCAGATGGTAGCCTACTCTCGAACACTTTTCCGATTGCGATTCCAAAGGAGGATTACAGGGTGTGCAGACAGCTTACCCTTGGAAAGACGGGAGATGCATTCTGCGATGTGCAGACTGAGCATTCTGGGAAAGCATATCTTCCGGAATCAATGCGGCAGTTACAGGCAGGAGACAGGGTACTGATCGCCTGGGTACAGGACACTGCTGTTGTGATCGACATTATAACCAGACCGGTATAAGAGGACAGTATAGGAGGACATATGGCAGACAATAACTTATATCCGGTGGTGGATATACCGGAATATGAGGAAGAAAATGAAGAATATGATACAAATTACAAGCCATCTGTGGCGTGGGACTTAGAGAAAGGAGATTTCGTTTGTAAATCTCCTTTTTGTATGCTCAAAAGCGAAGGACTTGAAGCGTACAAGATATGGTGCGTGAAGGCCGTATCAACAGAAAGATATAGTTGCCTCGGGTACGACGATGACATCGGTGCAGAGATGGAAGATGCCATGAAGGAAGAAGATGACACAGCTGTGGAACTGGCAATTGAACGTACCATAGAAGAGGCTCTGATGGTAAATCCAAGGACTGAATCCGTAGAGGACTTTGAGTTCTCATGGGAACCATCTGTGGTTTATGTGAAATTTACAGTGTACGCAATACACTGGGAGAAATTTGATTTAGAAGTAACATTGAAAAGGAGATGAGAATTTGACAGAAGAATTTGTAACTCCAGAATTTATAGATAATAGTGATCCTGATACGATCCAATCCAGGATGATGAACAATCTGCCTGTTGATATCTCTGATATGCCGGCAGATTTCCCATACGATTTCACAATGCCAACAGCGATTGAAATATCGAGGTTAATACAGTATAACCTTACCCGGACATTGATGTTGATGTTCCCGATGTGGGCTTGGGGTCAATGGCTTGATTTGCATGGTGTATCTGCAAAGGTTACACGAAAGCAGGCGAGCAGAGCATCCGGTCATGTGACCGTCGTAGGCACCGCTGGAACGATTATCGAGGAAGGGACGGTATTTTGTACAGAAGGTACGACAGATGTCGAATCTGTTGAATTTGCGACGACTGAGGAAGCAACTATACCAGAGCAGGGAACGGTTGACATACCTGTTGCGTCTGTTCTCACAGGAGCTTCTTATAATGTGACAAGAAATACTGTGACATTGCAGAAACAGCCAAACAAGAATGTTACTTCTGTGACGAATGAGAATCCTATCAGGGGTGGCACAGACGAAGAGGACGACGACACATACCGAGAAAGAATCCTTGAAAAACTTCGCTCCGCAGAGGTTTCCTTTGTAGGATGTGACGCAGATTATGTCCGTTGGGCGAAAGAGGTATCTGGTGTTGGTTCTGCCGTGGTCGAAGCTGAATGGAAAGGACCTGGCACCGTTAAGGTTGTTGTTGCGGATCCGGATGGTTCTGCGGTTGGAGAAGATACTCTAAAAGCAGTTGAAGACTATATTGTATCCCCAAAGGACAGAATGAAGCGTCTGGCTCCGATTGGAGCATCCGTAACGATATCTACAGTGAAGGACATGACTATATCCTACAGTGCAGTGCTTGAACTGGAAAGCAATTACAGTATCGACAATGTAAAGGAAGCATTCCTGACAGCATTAAAGACCTACTACAGGGAAGCTAAGGACAGTGAAGAAATCCGGTATACGGTTGCATCTGCATTGTTGTCTAATACAGCTGGAGTAATTGACTTTTCAGATTTTCGCATAAATGAAAATACGAACAACATATCGGTTGCAGCAGACTATTATCCGATCACAACTGCGACGGAGCTTAATTTTACGGAGGGATAGAGATGCATATAGATAATGTTGATCTGGAACATTTTCCTGCAAATGAGGTTGCTCAGAGGCTCCTGACGTATGTGACGAGAGGATGGTATGATAAGTCGTACGTCGGAAAATGGATTTTTGAGGTCATGGGTTTAGAACTGGATACGGCAATCAAAAGGATTGAAGAAGCGCAAAGTCAGGCATTTCCGGAAACGGCGGCATGGGGAATGTATTTTCATGAACTGACATATGGAATACCGATTGACAGGACAAAAGACATTGATGATCGCCGAAAAGCAGTCGTGAATCGACGCGATAGGACGGCCAGATCGTCCATTACTCCTTATAGATTAGAAAACATCATACAGACCGTATTTGGGCTTTCTGCAAGCGTCTCGGAACAGGTAGAGCAGTACATATTCAATATTGACTTAACCATTAAAGCGGATTATGCCATACATTCCGTAGATGCCTTGTTGGAATATATCCGTAAAATAAAGCCATCGCATCTGGCGATGAAAGCACGATATGTTATTGAGGCTGTGATATGTGAACAGAGAAACCAGGCATTGTTTCCGCTTGTAGAAATAGGAATGCCGTATATTTTGCCGGAAGAATTTTCTTTGCCACTTGTAGAAGTAAAATGTGGAATATCAGAAAATCTTTCTGCTAACATGGAAGGAAACATCATGGTTTATAAAAACCTTCACCAGTGGAATGGCGAATATGATTTTGATGGCGAAATACAGTTTGATACAGAGATTTCCAAGGAGGAATTGTGATGGAAGGAAAGGTTACAAAGATTGGAAAAACTAAGATTTTAAAAGCTCGAGCGGGAGAAAGCACGCTCCCCAAAATCGCTGGATTTGCATTTGGCTCTGGTGGAGCGGATGGCTCGACGGTACTTGTTCCGGGAGAAACCTTGAAAAGTGAATTTCTTCGAAAAGCAATAGATGGACATACACTTAAAATAAACGAAAACAAGTGTGAGTATTATTGCACGCTGAACACAAACGAAGCGAACGGAAAGAGCATTAGTGAAATTGGTCTGTATGATACAGAAGGAGATATTATCATGATTGCGAATTTTACTGCTAAAGGGAAAGACCCTGAAGTGTATATGAAATTTGAAATTGATGATATTTTGAAATAGGGAGGAAAGTGATTGAATGGCAAATATAGTAATTCCGGACAATCCCAGCTACAGTGAGGTAGTTCCTATTATTGAAACGACAGATCCGGTTCATGCTGATATTGTTAATCCAGTATTTAAAAGGTTGCTGATTAACGAAGCATATCTGAACAGGAAGATCATGGAGCTTCAAAAACTGATAGATAAAGCGGCCTCTGATAATATCTGGGGAGGAACGAACTTATCCTCTGCTGCAACGATAGGGGATTCGGCGGCACAGTACACAGTAATCAGGAAAACATCGTCCGCAATACAGGAACAGTCTTTATTTTCCGTACCGGTTTCAGGTATTAGAAAGGGACTGTATAGCTTACTGATTCGCCTGAAAGCAAGTCAAAATACAGATGGTAATGGCTTGGTTGGACTTAAAGTATCTTCTGGCGGTGTAATGCAGAAACAGCGGACGATTATAGCGCAGATGTTTAAGAGCGCGAACACATATCAGACATTTGGGATGAATGTGGAATTGGATGACTCTGCAACAATTTCAGCCGCTCTATTAAAAAACAGTGCGAACATTACCATAAGCATTGATTACGTTATTTTGCAGTCGGCACAGACGGCAATAACAAGTTTGTAGGTGATTGCATGATAACGGCAGAAAAGCTCGTTGAAATACGGGAAAAAGTAAAAAAAGAAATGGCAAGAAGAAATTGCAGTGACCATGGCGAAAATGCTTCATTAAGCAAATTCGCCGATAGCTACGATTACGACATTCCTCCGGTGACAGGAGGGGATATCACAGATGAACATATACAAAAGATTATCGATCCGCTGCTTAATGTAGCGGATTTTTTGCAGGACAACAGTCTGCAGCAGAGCCGAAACGGAATGGATGTTATTACTGATCAGGCAGAAAAGTTTATAGATGCATTAGCAAAAATTGATAAGCAGGCTACATCCAGCGGATGTAGAGGACTTTGTACGGGGTTATGTGTAGGTTCTTGCACATCTGGCTGCCAGGGATGCACCGGGTGTACTGGTGGTTGCGATACCACTTGCGCAAGAGGATGTTCTGATGGATGTTCAACATCTTGTGGCGGATGTTCAAGCGGTTGCTTTTCTGGTTGTACACATACCTGTGGTTCTGGATGCACAACCGGCGCAATGACTACATAATGAGAGGAGGTGATATCTATGGCGTGTTCAAAAGGATGTGGAACGAGTTGCGCAACGAGTTGTCAGTCCACAGCATCCGGCAACTGCGGAGGATGTGGGACTTCTTGTTCACGAAATTGCAGCACGATATGCTCAGGTACCTGCTCTGGTACTTGTAACAAAACATGCACAAAGCAGTGCAATCACAATTGTTCGGACGAATGTACTGGATGTCAACGGACTTGCGCAGATGATTGCGAGGCAGGATGCAAAACGGATTGCCTTCAGACCTGCACAGCGAATTGTTCAGACACTTGCGCAGACTGCACAGGTGGATGTGGAAACAGTTGCTTTGCGACATGCGCTGATGACTGCACAGGTGGATGCAAAGGCAGTTGCAATACGACATGCACAGCGAATTGCATGAACGACTGCAATAGCTGGTGCGAAGGCGGATGTTATTCTTCGTGCACATGGACTTGCGAAGGATGCAGTAATACTTGCACTGGTACCTGTTCCGGTACCTGTTCTGGTACTTGCTCCGGTACCTGTTCTGGCACTTGCCAGGGTTGCGATAATAAGTGCACAGCTTCCTGCGCTCAGTCTTGTACTGGCTGTAGCGGCTGTTCGGGTTGTGGAAATTCCTGTGGTTCCGGATGCACAAATAGCTGCATGGGAACCTGCAAAAGCAATTGTTCTGGAGGCTGCGGAACCAGCTGTGGAGGATGCTCTACATCCTGTGCATCAAGCTGTCAGAGCGATTGTGGCGGGACCTGCAGGAATCAGTGTTTCGGACAGGCGACTACACCGATATATTAATTTAATTAGGAGGAAAATATGAGAACAGTAATTATTAAAGTAGACAGCAAAGAGGCAGAGTACATCGAAAGACTGGACTATGAAAGAGGTTTTGCAAAGGATGTCCTTCAGAGGATCATCGAATCACATCCAGATGATGCGGGAATTGTTAATGGTGAGGCATTTAAGGCATACCAGAAACAGGGAGTTGAACTGGATGCACAGTTTAAGATCGCCGTGACAGAACTTGAGCAAAAGTATATTCCAGATACACTGAAAGGCCATAAGACCAGATGGAATCTGGAATACAAAACAGCTGAATTAAAAGTAGATATTTTGTGCAATTGTGCAATTGAGGGGATTGAATGAGAAGAACAGAGCAGTATTCTGAAAAACTGAGTCGGTTATATCCTGAACTTCATAAACCTACAGGGAAAGAAAAGGTCCTGACGCAGACAGTTACATTTCAGGTTACAGATGATTGCAATTTGGCTTGCAAATACTGTTATCAAATGCATAAAGGCAAAAAGAAGATGTCATTTGAAACAGCAAAGGAAATGGTCGATCTCTTGCTGTCTGGCGATAAAGGTATGGACGACTATATTAATCCGGTACGCTCACCGGGACTTATCATTGATTTTATCGGTGGAGAGCCCCTGTTGGAGATTGAATTAATTGATCAGATCTGCAGCTACACGATTAACAGGATGATCAAACTAAACCATCCATGGCTGACAAGAACAATGTTTTCTATTTGTTCAAATGGTGTCTGCTACTTTGAACCAGAAGTGCAGAGAGTTTTACAGAAATGGAATCAGCGCCTGTCTTTTTCTGTGACTGTTGACGGAAATAAAGAACTTCACGATTCCTGCCGGGTATTTCCGGATGGGCGGCCATCTTATGATCTGGCAATTTCAGCGGCGAAAGATTGGGTAAACAAAGGTGGGTATATGGGCAGCAAGGTTACGATAGCTCCTGCAAATGTGATGCATGTGTACGATGCAATTACGCACATGATCGATCTTGGATATAACGAGATCAATGCAAACTGCGTCTACGAAGAAGGATGGCAGATGGTACATGCGACTGTTCTTTACGATCAGTTGAAAAAACTTGCAGACTATATCTTGGAACACAATCTTGATATGGAAAATGATTATTACATCTCACTGTTCGAGGAAAACTTCTTCCACCCGAAGCAGCCTGACGACCTGGAAAACTGGTGCGGTGGGAATGGAGTAATGTTGGCCGTGGATCCGGACGGCATCATTTATCCGTGCCTGAGATATATGGAAAGTTCTCTTGCAGGACAGCAGGAGCCATATAGTATAGGGGATGTGAACACGGGAATCTGCCAGTGTGAATGTCACAAATGCCGTGTAGAATGCCTCAAAAAAATCGATCGGAGAACACAGAGCACGGACGAGTGCTTTTATTGTCCGATTGGCGAGGGATGCTCTTGGTGTACCGCATACAATTATCAGGTATTCGGAACTCCAGATGCGAGAGCGACCTATATTTGTGACATGCATAAGGCACGAGCCTTGGGAAATATTTATTTTTGGAATAAATATTACAAGAAAAATGGAATTGAGAAGCATATGGAGAATCATGTGCCAGAAAAATGGGCACTTGACATTATCACTCAAGCAGAGTGGAATATGCTGAATAGCTTATAACTATTTTCGATATAATCTAACAAAAAGTGATAATATCGAAAAAATATGGTAAAAAAGAGAGGTGTTTTAAAAATGATAAAGCAGGAAGTTATCTTTAATGTTAAAAACCTCATGATCTCTAAAACAAAGAATATCTTTGCAACGGAAGGCATCCGGAACGTATTTACAGCGGTCTTTCAGTTCCATTCTTCAGACTGGGACAATCTAGTAAAGACAGCTGTCTTTGAAAACGTTGAAGGAACAAAAGAAATGAAGTTACTTGAAGAAGATAGGTGTGACATCCCAGACAGCTTTTTTAAAGCATCTGGTGTCTGCTATGTTTCTGTAATGGCTGGCGATTTTATGGTAACGAATAAAGTGGCGATAATCGTAGTCAATGCCGGTTATGTTTCTGGAGATACAGTTGCAGAAGCAAAGAATTACTTTGAACAGATTCTTAGATATTTTGATGCAACGAACACGAATGTTCAGGAATATGGAAAGCTGGCCGAAAGATTTGCCGTCGGTTTGGCAGAGATTCCTGAAAGCTTGACGGATAATGCGAAATATTATGCAGATCAGGCAGAACAGGCTGTCATGGGTATTCCGGGGCAGGTGGAAGATGCAAAGATAGATATCGACAATTATGTCAAAGAAAAAGAAGCTAACCTGAAAGGCGAAGACGGAAATGTATGCTTTGTAGAGTTCCGCATTCAACCTCCATATCTTTTTATGCGGAATAATCCGGAGGAAACAGATATTGAATTCAGGTTAAACGGTTCTAAGTTAGAGTATAAATGGAGGGAAAGAGACTAATGGCTAGAAAAACAATAGGTAGTGGTCAGTGGACCAACATGGGAAATGTAACCACGAATCCTGATGGAAGTTATTCTGACTCCAAAACATATAATTTTCTGGATATGGTGTCATATAATGGCGGTTCATACATTTGTCTACAGGATGGAATAAATGGCGTTCGTCCATCGGCTGGCGAAAGTACAGACATATGGTTTTGTTCTTCGGTTCCGGGGGAAGCAAGCCCGGCATTCCAGAATTTAGCGGAAGAAGTCAAAGAAGCTGCTAAGCTGGCAAAGGAAAAAGCAACAGCTGCTGAGGCGAGCGCAAAGAAATCGAACGATAGTGCGACAGCAGCATCCAGTGCAGCAAACTTAGCAATCGACGCTGCAAAAAATGCAGAGGGTTCCAAAGATGTAGTTGCTGGGTATAAAAGAGCTGCTGAAAAAGCTGCTAAAGATGCTGCATCATCTAAAGAAAGTGTAGATACGAAAATTGCTGGATTAGATGAAACGTTTGCAAATAAAACCAACAGTTCCATGCAAAGCATAAATAAGGCTTTTGATGCAAAAGCAGAAGAGATTAAAACAGAGATTGATGCTGCAAAAGCAACAATGATATCTGAATCTCAAAAAGCTATTAATGAGACTACAGATACGGGAAAACAAGAAATTAATACAGTTGGGGCAGAGCAGATAACAAATATACAGAAAGCAGCTCAAGCCGTTACTGACGCATCAAAAAAATTGCTCGATCAGGTTAATCATATTACATTTTCGCTTAATGCTGAAGATGGTGGACTTGACATTATTTACACAGAATAGGGAGGAAGAAAATGGCAACAGGAGATCAGATTATAACAAATTTTCCGAGAGAATCAACCATGAAGGAAATTTCACAGGCAGTACAGGCCATTGCGCTTGCACAGGCAGGTGGTAAATTGGAAACTATCACAACATGGGATCAGATTGCGGCTTTGTCAAGAAATGGGCTTTTACAGAAGCTCTATGATTATGGAGATCAGCTTGCTGATAAGTGGACTGACACAGCAGGCAACAAAGAGTATGAATTCCCGTGGCACATCAGTCATTTTGATACGGAAGAACTTGAAGATGGAGAACAAATTCAGGGAACATATCTTGAAGCACATTATACAACTCCGTTTGGCTTGCAGTTTAGTAATAGAGCTTTCCTGCGTTGTCCAAATGGTTTGGCTGCCGGTACATACAATGTAACGCTAGGTGCCAAGTGGGGTAATAATGCAGTGAAAGATACGACCTGGAAGTTTACTCTTACCCAGGCTGTACCAGAAGGAGGTTCTGTAGCTGGATTTACTCAGATGCCAGATGTTGCACCGTCGAATTGGAAAGCTACTTCTTATGCCGCAGATGGTATCACAAAAATTGAAACCGTAGCGATCAGTTCAGGTACTACTGAGGACGGAACCAATCTTGGAACAATGAACCTTGATACACGAAATGGAGATTTAAACTCCATGCAGGAAGCTGCATACGGATGGAACCGTTGGAAATATTCAGCTGCTCGACAGTGGCTCAACTCCGAACAGCCAAAAGGAAAATGGTGGGTAAAACAGGATGAATGGGATGTTGCACCGGATCAGCTCGCCACAAAAAACGGATTCTTATGCGGAATGCCGGTAGAAATGCTTAAAGTATTAAAGAAAATCAAGGTGACAACCCTTGCGAATACCGTTAATGATGGCGGCGTGACTGATATCACATACGACAGAGTATTCCTTGCGTCTATGTCACAGATGAACGTAAATATGAGCAAGGAAGAAGGAACAGTTCATGAGTACTGGAAGCGCAGAACCGGATCGGCAAAGGCGATTGAACCATGGAAAACATATCCAAATATGATTCGATATTCTGCAGCGAATCATACCTCACCTCAGTATGTGTTTTCTCGTTCGGCTAATCGTGGTTACGCTTGCCATGTTATGAGTGTGAGCACGTCCGGCTACGTCAGCAGCACGTACGCGTGGAGCGCGATTACCTACGCCCCGCTTGTCTTCGTATAATCATCAATCAATTAATCCCTGCACCCACGGATGCAGGGATAGAACTGGAGAATACACATGGCAGTTAAAGTCGGAGAGAGAAATGTGCCGGATACTCCGCAGAATAGACAGTTAGATGCTGCTTGGGAAGCGAGAGAACTGGCATTATATACGATTAAGATATGCAATAACAAGAATATCTTTCTTCCGGAATACCAGTCAGCCCTTACGGATGATATTATCCGTACAGCAAAGGATATTTACATAAATGTCTGGACTGCAAACAATATTAGGGTAGACGGTCATAAGGAATTGTGGAACTGGAGGAACAGACTTCAGAGACAGGCTACGATGGAATGCAACAATTTACTGGCATTGATTGGGCTTGCCCGTCCTCTATTTCATTTAAAAGGAAAAAAGGTAAAATATTGGTCTGAAAAAACGCTCAAAACACGAAATTATATTAAGAAGTGGAGAGAATCAGATCAGGAAAGATACTCGTAAATAAGTTTGGGATGTAGGCTATCACCTCAGAATGTGTTTTCTCGTTCGGCTAATCGTGGTAACGCTTGCAATGTTATGAATGTGAACACGTCCGGCAACGTCAACAACACGAACGCGTGGAACGCGAATACCTACGCCCCGATTGTCTTGCGTAGGGCATTATGACCAACACATAGTGCTGGTTGCCCCGAAGATTATAGACAAGGAGCCGAAATCCCTGGCATAAGCCTAAACAATACCGCGGATAATCGAAAGAGACAGTACATGACTCCCAGAGAGCCTGCCAGTGCTGAAAAACTGCGGACAAAACAGTATGAAAGATTACATTACAAATTTTGACCAACTATATAATTCTATGCAGAAATGCAGGAAGGGAGTGTCCTGGAAACCCTCTGTTAAATCGTTCATTCTTAACAGTGAAGAAAATTTGCTAAGAATGGAGCGACAATTAAAAGAAGGAACCTGGAAAAATGGGAAACCAAAGCCGATACTCATTACTTATCCAAAACGCAGGGAAGGACTCAGCATACCATTTAAAGATAGAGTGTACCAGAGAAGTATTAATGATAATGCACTGTATCCTCAAATGTCGCGACATTTTAAATATGCGAACTGTGCCTGTCAAAAAGGGAAAGGAACAGATTTTGCACGCAAACTTGTAAAGAAATATCTATGGAACCATTATTGTAAATATGGAACCGAAGGATATATTATACAGGTTGATATTCATGGGTATTATTTGAATATGCGGCACAAAGATGTAGAAAAATGTTTTGCGGATGGAGCTGATCTGGATACCTGCCAGATGTCTGTGGCAGTACTAAATGAACAGTATGCCGGAGAAACCGGATACAATCCCGGCTCACAGATGGTCCAGATTGCCGGAATAGCTTTATTGAATAAATTGGATCATTATGTCAAGGAAAAACTACATGTTCGGTATTATATCAGATACATGGATGATTTCTGGATCCTCACCCATAAAAAGTCAGATGCAGATTATATTTTTAGAGAAGTTGAAAGGTCCCTATATAAATATGGGCTTCAATTGAATAAAAAGAAATCTCATGTCCAGCCACTGAAAAAAGGATTTATGTTTCTTGGATTTAATTATCGAATTACAGAAACTGGCAAAGTTATCATGACACTTGACTCTAAAAGCACCAAACATGAGAGAAAAACTCTCGTCAGAATGGTTCATAAAGAGAAGAGAATGGAACTGGAACCTGAAAAAACAAATGAGCATCACAGGTCCTGGGAGGATAATGCAAGTAAAGGAAACTCATATAAGTTGACACAACGTACAAAGACATATTTAAAAGAGCTTAGAAAGGATGGTTGAAAATGGAAATTAGAAAAATGAACCTGCCGCCTGCGCAGGCTGCAGAGGACGAAAATCTCAGAGCAACAGTAGTAAAGCAGAAAGAAAAAATAGAGAATCAGAAAACAATGATTCAGTACCTTGCTGCTATGACAGATGTTTATATTCCGGAAGAGGAGGAAGAGGAAGATGTACAGAATTTTATTGAAAATGAAGAAAATGTATAACCACGAAGACTGGCTGAAAATGGTAGAACAGGCAAAGGAACGAGGCAAGCTTACTGATGAAGAATATCAGAAGCTTATCTCAATGGATGGAACTGAAGAAGAATGACGAAACTGCAGATAATAAGTAAACAATGGTCATTGATTTATGATCTTCTGCTTTTCAATAAGGGCGAGAGTGAGAGGACTCTGGAAGATATTGAACAGGATATGGACATGTTGGAGTTTCATTGCAGGAAATATGCCGGAGCAGATGATGAAGAATTGATGATGTAAAAAGGGCCACAACAGGCTCTTTTTTTAATGGAGGTAAAACTATGCACAGCCAAAGAAGCCCACCGTAGAGGCCAAAATAGAAGGTGTAGACAGGAATATAGGAGGAAAATATGGAGGCGGAATACATTAGCCGGTCCGAACATGCTGAGTTCTGCAAGCGCGTTGATGCAGAAGACGAAAGGCAGAACAAACGATTGGAACTGCTTGAAGAAAATACAAAGCAGATTAATTCGCTTACAACATCGGTAGAGAAGCTGGCACAAAGCATTCAGCTGATGTGCAAAGAGCAGGAGCAGCAGGGAGCGCGCCTGGAATCACTTGAAAGCCGGGATGGGGAGATGTGGAAACAGGTAACAGGGTATGTTATAACAACTCTGGTTGGCCTTGCAATCGGATTTTTCTTTAAACAGTTCGGTTTTTAAGAAAGGCATTGATATGGATATTTTTAAAAAGAAAATAAAAAAGATAGTTTCGGCGATAAAGAAAGTCGGAACATTGAACCTGGTGCTGATGTTTGTCGGCGCTTTTTTTATATGGTTCAACTGGCAGATGATCTTGCTGTACAGGCAGTGCGATAGCATGCCGGAAACATATGCCTGTGCAGTTGTGGCAGCAACCATTGGAGAGTGTGGCATATGCGGCTGGATTCGGACAAACAAAGACAAACAGCAGGATCGGAAATGGCAGAAACAGGATGAAAAAGAAGGACGAGAACAAAATGAATCCGACATGAATGTCGGGAACATAGATGAGGAGGATAATTTATGACGTTAGAATATTTTTTACTGTTACTTATGATTGTATCAATCTTTACCGGCTTAGTGACTGAAGGTATTAAGAAGTTGCTTGAAGAGTCAAAAAAAACCTACAAGGCAAATTTCCTTGCAGGAGGGGTGGCTGTAGTTTTGTCAGTGCTTGTAGGAAGTGGATATATTATTTTGATGGATGCACAGATCAACAGCAAGATGGCAGTATACCTTATTGCGCTGATTCTGCTTTCATGGCTGTCTGCAATGGTTGGATATGATAAAGTCATTCAGTCACTTGGACAGATCAAACTTCCGAATAAGAATGAGTAGTTAGGAGCCTGCTTTAAGGCTTCTTTTTGTGAGGTGGACTTATGGATAAGCAAAATATAACTGTGTTGAGAAAAATACTGTACGCAGTGGAATCCGGAGATCAGGTCTATGGTAGACAGGATTATTCTTGTTTTGCCGGGGTCGGAGCGAACTGTAGCAATGAAAAAGCTATTACGATCGGTGCGGGCCAGTGGTACGCAGGAGAAGCAAAAGAACTGTTATACCGGATCCAGAGAGCAAACCCGAAGCTATTCAAAGACATGGATAATGCAGGCTTGGAAAAAGACCTGCTGATGAAGAGCTGGGATACATACGCCGTAACAGCAGAATCTGCGAAAGGAAAATGTATCGTAGACATTATCAGCACTGACTTGGGGAAGAAATGCCAGGATCAGTATATGGAAGACCAGATACAAACGTATATTCCGATCATTGAAAAAGCATATGGAACCATGGAAGATTCAGCCATGATGGAATGTATTAATGTCCTGCACCAGGGCGGCTTTGACGCATTGAAAAGAATCTTGTCTAAAACTCCAGAACCATATACTGCAGACAAGATTTATGCAACACTGTGCCGGGATCCGGCAGACCCGACGCCGAATCAGGTAGGGGATTACACAGACAGGCAGAAAGCTGCCATAAACATGATTCATACATATGCTGATAGCACAGAGAAAGAAGGTATTGCAATGACTAAGACAGAAAAAGCAATAAGACAGATGGAGACATGGGCGAAAGATGCTTCTCATGGCTACGATCAGGACTACCGCTGGGGAGAAAAAGGAGATTACGACTGTTCCTCCGCTGTAATTCAGGCATGGCAGAACGCCGGAGTTCCAGTTAAGTCTGGTGGTGCTACATACACAGGAGATATGAAGAACGTATTCCTGAAAAATGGATTTGTAGACGTAACGAGCAAAGTTAACGTAGCAACCGGATCTGGTCTGCTCAGAGGAGATGTGCTGCTGAATGAAGCGCATCATGTAGCCATGTATTGTGGAAATGGCAAAGAGGTAGAAGCCTCAATTAACGAGAAAGGTACCGCTCATGGAGGTAAACCGGGAGATCAGACTGGCAAGGAATTTTTGATCCGGAGCTATCGGAATTATCCTTGGAATTGTGTGCTCAGGTATAGAGGGAATATTTTCTCCGCTTCTGACACAGAGAAGAAACAGAACACAGTAGCCTATGTAGCCAGATTCACAAAGGATTGCAAGTGCTATAGTGCAGCTGGCAAAACTCAAGCTAAAATGTTCCCAGTGATTAAAAAGAATGCGGTTGTAGATGTGATGAAATACACCGAAACCGTAAATGGTAAAAAGTGGTATTTTATCCGGATTCCACATCCGACAGAAGGATTCGTAAGAGAATTTGTTCCGGCCGGATATTTCAAGAAGTTGATTTAAAAAAGACGGTGCCTTCTAAAATTACATTAAAATATATCACTTCAAAAGGAACTCTATAAAGATGGAGTTCCTTTTGAATAAACCGCTAATTATATTTTATAATATTATTCCTCCCCTATCTTTTCTTCATATTTTTTTATGAGCCATTCCGGGACCGGTTCGTCTCCGTCGTCACCCCTGTATTTGATCGGGTCAATATTGTTTGTGAAACACCATTCCCAGCTGTTATAATCGTCGCCGTCTTTTGATACGATGTAGAATATATCATATTCGCCATCCACAAATGCTATCGTATCTGTTGTATTCATTGTGTACAGCATGATATACATGTTTCTCCTGTATGCGTACGCCATTTCTAGCGGCGAATCTTCACCGCCCAGAAATTCCATGAACATTTCAACGTCGGAAGATTCTTTCGACAATTTGTTATAATAATCGTAGACTTTTTCATCCCATCCGTCCGGGAAAAGCTTACGATCTTTTATTTTTTCGTTATCTTCTTTAGCCATTTTGTAAATGGTTTCAAGTTTTACTCTCTTAATCATTTTACACGCCTCCTATTTCACTTCGCAATCTTCCAAGACAGCTCGCTCTAACAACTGTCTCACATAATCCGGACATTTGCTTTTTCCGGATTCCCAGTTTTCGAGCGTTCTAACCGGTATGTTGTACCTCCTTGAGAATTCTGCTCGGGATATCTTTAAGTGTTCACGCATTTCCATTGTGGACATATTTTCTTTTTGCTTCAGATCATCTTCCATAGATCCTTTTGTTTTGTAAGACATGAATCCTACCGCGGATGGGAAAATACGGGTGTAAGTGGTTTTATTTTCGTCAATCCATTTAATACTCACATATACTTTTGCACATAAATATGGCCATTCCGGACTTAATATAGTACCGTCCGCATATACACAAACATCACATTCTTCAGCGATAGAATTATCATATATGATACGATCGACTTCTTCTTTAAAGAATTTCGCACGGCAATAGGCCACGATATCGTCTAACTGGTATCCGTCGCATTCAGGTATAAAACTTTTGATCTGTTTTCGCTTGATCTCCCATAGATTCGTGCTATAATCTTTATCCATTTTAACGAGGCTGTCGACAAACCCACCGACAGGAGAGGGATTTAAGATTTTGTAAGCTACATCAAGTTCGGCTTCAGATTTTCCACAGCCTTTCTTGAAATCATGCATTAATTCATCCATCATGGATTCAAATTCAGATTGATTATATTTATACATACATTTCGTCCCCCTTTCTATCAATGTTCTTTGACATATTTATGTATACGCTCATATAAATTCATTTCATTTCGGTTCGCCATTAATTCGCTTAAATCGTTTGAATCATAATTTGTAGAATATACGGCATAACTGCGATTTTCGATAAACCATGAAGCTTCTTTGATGTTGCTAAGAATCTCCATATCTTTAGCTCTTTTTTCTGCGCGAGCAGGTCTGTCTTCAGCTTCGTATTTTCTAACGAGAGCAGATAAATACGAAATCATGTTTTTTCTTATATCTTCAGCCCATGCAATCTGTTTTGGGCTTCCGACGAGTTCAACTAATTTTTGTTCCATTGTTTTCGCTTCCTCCCATGCTTTCTTAAGACCGGAGGATATAGTTAATGCTGACTTTTTAACCAGTTCCCATGCCCTTTTCATGATTTTTGATAAGTTGTATTTCTTCATTTCTGTTTCCTCCGTTCCTTTGATGATTATATAATACCACCAATTTGGTGGTATGTCAAGAAGAAACGCAATTAAATTAATGCTAGTGCACGAGTGCTCGACTTTAAATTACTCTTATCTGGGATATAGCCAGTACCGTTTCCTCTACTCATTCGCCTCTCCTTTTCCCAATGTTGCCATTAAGAGATTTGTAGCAAAGCCTTCTATTGCATCGATGTAATCGACATCTTCGTCTTCCCATTCACAGTTGGGATATCTTTCCCGGAATCTATCAACTATATTCAACACAGTTTTATACGCTGCTTGATCGGCTCCGTATTGGTCATCTAAATCTTTAAACAATGGATGGATTTTACCTTCTTGCAGAAGCGTGTCATACATGAATGTTACTTCTACAATGTCTGTTCTTCTAACAGATTCTTCCAATAATTGCAGAACATATTCCGGTGGAGTTCGAACTTCGGATTCCCACGATTCAAGCGTTCTAATCGGTATGTTGTACCTCCTTGAGAACTCCGCTCTGGAGACTCCTATGTAATTTCTCATTTCTGTAATGTTCATAATTGTTACCTCCTTCATAATGAAATAATACCACACAATGCGTGGTATAGTCAATAATAATTCCTTCCATATATTACCGCTATTTTTTCTACATCTGGTGTGATAGGATAAACGAGCTTCACACAGTTAAATTTCTGGCGTAAATTCGATAGGATATAGCAGAAAACGATATAATCTAACAAATTCCGTCATGTATTACCATAAAGTGGTAATTTATAACGGAGGAGCAATGGCATGATTAAAATTTTACTGTCGAAAAAGCTGGGAGAGTTAAGACTTACTCAAGCAGATTTGGCGAGGGCAACTGGAATCAGACCCAATACCATCAATGAGTTGTACCACGAGCTTACAGAAAGGGTCAGCCTTGAACACCTTGATTTAATTTGTGAAGCATTAAATTGTGAGCTGGACGAATTGATTATAAGGGTACCAAACAAGGAAACATCTATAACCCATACACGCCAGGGAACCCAGAAATCTAGCGACACAAAGTAGATTGCTGCAACAATCTACAACTAAAGAGAGGGCGAAAACCCTCTCTTTATACTGCAATGTATTAAGCTGCATGGGAAGCTTCTGCATTTTTTCTGAGCTGTTTCATCATGTGTAACCTGCAGGTCTTGAATTCATCTCCGTAAAGACCAAGGCGATTTGTTAAAATATTATACATCAGTGTGACTTTTTTCTCTGCAGTGTATCCATTCATTGATCGGAATACTATTTTGTCTGAGGATTCGATAGACCATGCTGAAAGAGCAAGGACAAACTGGATGTATGCTTTAATTTTTCCAGCATGAAGAGTGCTGTTAAAAAGTCTGAATTCGACTGTGCCTTTCTGGAAGAAGCTGTGAAGATTCAGGGCGTGGTATCTTGTTGAATTATAATGACTATGATCAATACCACCATGATACTGATCGTTCGCACTGCTGTACCAGATTTCTTCAACTTTTCTTGCATCAAGATCCTTTTCTTTTTTCATTGTATCCAGTAAATCCTTACATACCGGCTTGCACCATCTGTCTTTTCTACTTCCTACTGCAAGAGCATCGTAGATAATCTCCTGTCTGCTGAAAAAGAAATTTACCAGTCTTCTGAGAGAAGTGGCGGTATGATTGGCGCCGTCAACATGAATATGTATTCCGCAACTGCTGTGAGGTACTCCGCCGAGTTCTTTAAATTTACGGATTATTGACTGAAGCGTTTCAATATCTTCATAATTAAGTGGCGGTGTTACAAATTCAACTCTATATTCATCCATCAATTCACGTCCCGCTTTTCTAACTGGACAAATACTTGAATCTCTCATTACTTTCCAAATTCTTCTTTTGCTATCTCGAATCGTATAAGTACGATAGCAAGTGCGATCAGGTCCGGTAGCATGACTTCCGAGGATTTCTGCAACAGCCTCAGCGGCCATGGTTCTTGTTATTCCTGTAAATTCTACCTCGACTCCAAATTTCTGTTTCTTTAAAAGTTCTGACATATCATTTTCCTCCTATTATCTTTCAAACCTCGCACCGTCTATGCGAATGTTTGTTCTGCTGTTTATGTTTGTATATTACCATATGTACCGTACATGTCAATAGTTTACTAGAGAAAATTTCTAAAATTATAGAGAAAAAATTCAATATAATGAAGCAAAAGCTTGACATACATTAAACAAGACTATATAATAAAGACAGATAAAAACAGACAAATCAGAGGAGGAAACACTATGAATAAAACGGAATCTGTAGCTGGTAAAGCTACAAGAAGAATGCAACTTAAAAACATGCCTCTCGATCGCTTCGAGGACGGAGTTGGATTCATCCATGCAACCGGATGCGATTGTTTCGTGGATGGCGAGTGGGTAACTGAATATGAAGACGGAATCTATGAGGATGCCCCAGGTTGCGTCTATGAGGACGAGGAAGATGATGAACCTGAGTGGACGGAAGAAGACGAAACTCAGTACGCAGAGACGTTCGAACCGTATCCGGGCTTTGAAAATTTTAAACTGGGAGGAAAATAGATGATTTCATATACTCCCCTCTGGCATACCCTTATCAATAAGGGCATGAATAAGGGGGATTTAAAAAATATGACTGGTTTAAGCTTCGGAACCATTGCCAGTATGGGAAAAAACGAGCCAGTCAACTTAAAACAGATCGACAGGATCTGCAAAGCTCTTCATTGCAAGATAGAGGATGTTATAGAATATAAGGAAGATTAAATGCTTCCTTATATATATTTAACAAATGTTAGATTCTGGTTACCTGCCATTAACATGCGGGATGCCATGATTATCATATAATGTCACCCAAATAATTATATCAATCAATTATCTGGTTATGAGCAAGTAGCGAAGAGGATGCTTTTATCTGCTTGATAAAAGCATAGTAAAAATATAAAAAAGAGCTGAGAAGTCCTTAACTGGATTTTTCAGCTCTTTTGAAGTATGGATGTGATTTTGGATGAATGAAGGCTCTAT